TTCTATTCCGCATTGCTAAGCTATATGCGTATCCCCACTAAATTTCTACTGAGCCATAATAGTGGGTCAAGTGACTTTATATTTTCCAGCTGCTTTAGAAGAGAAAACGCTGATTATCTTATTGGTAATCAGCGTTTTGTAAAAGTGATTCCGCTGCGATTCGAACGCAGGACCCACGCCTTAGAAGGTCAGTAAAAGGAGGAAAGCAACTTTGTTTATTATCAGGCAATTACGCTTGGCTTTCTGAATATTTCAAAACACAATCTACTATACATTTGCCACTTTGTCAGTGGTATTGGAAATGGCTATGTAAATAGAACTGTGTCAAACCTTTAGTTTATTATTTCTTAGTTTAATACTACTCTGAATTCATCTGATATTCAGATATTTATCCGAAAGTAAAATTTGAGATAATCAGACTTGTTAAGGATTGACACAGTTTAAATTACGATCTCTTGAAATGTTAATTAAATGATTTATATTGTTGGTTTAGAACCGCCACTTATTTTGGTTATAACGTCATACTCTGTGTTTTTTCTTTGTTTCTCATCTTCGTCTTTGAGATACTTGTTCCTTATATCTTTGATGTCGTTTGTCATTCCCCATACTTTGAAGAAGAGGATGATTTGTAATACTCCGAATATTAGGAGTATGATGGTTAGAAAGTCAATCATAATCTTAAATATTTAGTTTGTTCTTTAATTCGTTGAAAATATCAGTATTTTCAAGTTCTTCCCAATAGTATTTTTTGTACCTGCCTCGGTCAAAACTTCCCTTTTTCTTATATACAATTAACCCCACTTTATCACATAGGATGATGATATAGGATTCAAGAAGCTGAGCGTATGAGCGAGCCTGCAAAAATGCTTCTTCTATTTCTTGGTTATTCTTCATGTAGAGTTTTGCCTCAATTAAAACCTTTGCTTTTTCTTCGTCTGGCTTATTATCGTAATGCAGAGCATAGTCGGGAAATATCCGGTGTCCACGTCCTGCATGTATTGGTAATTGACGAATGAAGTCTTTGTTCTCATACCATCCCATAGAGTTAAGCAATGGTTCCAGTAGTTGTAGTTCCACATCTCTTTCTTTTTCTATACTTACATTCTTGGGTAGTGTAGGAGTATATAGCTTCGGCAGGGTGTCTATATCAAATCCTTTTGCCTTTATCATTCGCAGGAGTTCTGAATAATCCTCGCTACTCATTGACCATCCGTTCACTCCTTGAAAGTTCTTTCTTATGAGCGGGTGGCTGGAGAAGTGTTCATCTTCCCGAAGCTCTTTTAATGTGATGTGAGGAATGGCTATTCTGTTACTTATATAAGTGTTGCTGTAATAGTGGAAGAACGGGTCGATAACACCATCGGTTTGTGCTATCCACAAACAAGTAATTGCGCTTATAGGTGATGTCTCGTAATGAACAAGAATATCTCCTTTCTTAGTTTCTTGATTGGTTTGCCAAAATCCGGTAGTCCAATGTTCACCATATCCTCTTATTAATCCACCGATAAACCATGCTTGTGATGGTTTCGGAATAACTCCTTTTTCTTCCGTATTCAGAAGGTTTGGCACATAATCATACATAAATGCGCTCAATTCATCGGGTGTCAAGTTGTTTTCCATTCTGAAATAGTAGAACACTTTGCATAGTTCCCAATAATACATGCACCTATTTTTGTAATCGGGCTTCTTGGGAATTGGCGGCAATTCTATTTCAAAATAGTCAGCTAACTTTTTGAGTTCATAGAATCTGTCAATGTACAAATATGGAAAGAAATATTCACCAAATAGGTAGTTTAACTCCATTGAGAGGAATGGGATGTATTCAAGCATCAAGTTGAAATCTCCTATCTTTAATACTTCTTCATTCTCTATCCGTAGTCCGGTAGAGATAATACCTTCATATATACTACTAGCTTCATCAAGTGACGGATATTCTATACCTTCAAAATCGGAAACTTTATAGCACCAAAAATCTTCCAGTATTTCGCATATAATTTCTTTGTTGAAATTGTCTTTGATACTTGGGTTATAGCGTTCTAAAAGCTGCTCCTCGTCTATCCATTCCTTTCTGTCTGAAAAGCTGGATATGACAACTTTCCCGGAAGGGGAGTTCTTGTATAGATTCCAAAGGTATTGATTGAATTTCATAGTATTATTATTGTAACTACATTTGCGTTCTCGCTAATTTACCTACAACCTTGTATAAATGAATTACATCATTATCTATGTCAATTTCCATATCGGGATATTTTCTTTTCCCATCTGGATTAGCTATATTGTTGTAGGAAGACAATATTGTTTTTTTTCGCTCATAGTCGATATGAATCATTTTAAGAAGTCTGTCTTCTTTTGTTATAATCACATACGGCTGTCCATTGTCTATGTTTCGTTTGTCTTTTATTTCACGGACAAAGATTGTATCTCCCGACATATACATATCGTACATAGAATCACCATATACGGTTATTCCATAGCATCCAGTAAATTCTGGTATATTCACATATCCAATAACCTTGTTTTCATTTCCGTCAAATCCAATTCCATGTCCTGCGCATACACGTATATCAAGTATTTTAATATCTTTATTCGTGGTTGGAGTTTCAGTGATTGACGAATTGGTATTAATTGTCATGTTGCCAATTCCAGTTATTAACCAATTTATATTAAGGTCAGGGCAAGCAGACGCTATCTTTTCTATTGAATCTGCATTAAAGCCCGTTTTTTTGGCAATGGCTCCACGAGATAAACCCGCTGATTCTTCAAAAGCGGTTTGCCCAATCCCTTTGATTTTTAAATATTCAACAAATCTTTCTTTTGTGCTCATCTTTTTTGGATTTTACTGTTATCTTTCAGTATATTTGTGTCGGAATCAAGTTGCGGATGATTTCAACTAATTTGTTTAACTATTCCCGTAAGGGACTATATAGGCGACTTAACTTCAAACCGCAACTTTGGAGTTGGTCGCTTTACTTAATAATATGATAAATTCCATTATCGTCAAAAACATAATTTCTCTTTATATAGAGGGGATAAAGATAGCTATTACCCCTACTATCGATTATTATAATAAACGTATATCTGAAAGAGATAAAGAAGTTGATTTGCTATACAAAGAACTTATTAATCAATAGAGTTTGTTTTTTCGTATATATCAAAAGCATTCTCTGTTATTGTGGAAAATTCCTTTATTCTCTGTTTTAGTTCGTTATACTTATTCTTTTCAGTTTTCATTAAATCCATTTTTGTTAATAAACTCCATAGGTTTGGAATCTTAGAAATAATTCTGTCTGCTATTTCTTTGTCTTTTAACTGAATAGCTATGTCCATCATAATATCAAGTGTGGACATTATATAATTTATATCACCATTCCTCAAAGCGCCTTCGTGTAAACCGTATAGTGTGTTCAATTGAGATTTAAGCAAAGTGTTTTTCGCAAGTAAAACCATTTCAGCAGAGGATTTTAAAACCTCTTTTCTTAAAGAATCTTTAATATAGATAGCGCTGTATATTTGCCATCCCAGTAAAATTGTTACCAGTAAAGACAATACGCCTATTATTATTCCTTGATAATCAAATCCTAATTCGGGTATATGAGGGCACGAAATGCATATTGCGATAATACTTATTACTATCGCAATAACACTTAATCCAAGTGCTATCCACGCTATCCAATTTCTATTTCTGTCTTCTTTCTTCATATTATAATAAGGTATAACCTGCTTTTATAGTTAAATAATGTTGTTTTACTACCGTTTTTCAGTATTAGATTCTTTTTACTGAAAAATAGTAGTATCTTTGCATTATCAAATTAAACTGATACAAAGAAACGAAGATTAATTCAGATTTCAAATAGTATAAACATATTAAAATACACGATTATGAGAACAAGAGAATTTTTACACGAAGTAATGAGCCTTGCTTGGCAGTTCGTTAAGCGTAATGGCTACACCATGAGCGAAGCAATGAAGGTCGCTTGGGCTAATTTGAAACTGAAAGGTGAGATGAAGAAGAAGATAGTGAAGTTCTACTTCAAAAAAGTGGACGGTTCTGTTCGTGAGGCATACGGTACACTAAATGAAAAGCTGATGCCTGCCATCACTGGTACTGATAATAGAAAGAAGAATGATACCGTCCAGACTTACTATGATACTGAACGCCAAGAATTCAGATGCTTCAAAAAAGCTAATCTGATGTCAATCGCATAAAAGATATGGATATGAATGCTTACACGATTAACCAGCAGTTGGATGGCCTCTATAAAGATTTAGAGGCAGCCCATAACAACGATGAAAGGACTGTTTGCCTGATGTTCAATGCTGATAGCAAAAAAGAAGTTATCCAGTTGATAACGGATGAGATAGACAGTTTGGAAGATGCCTTAAAAGGTTTTGAAACTTGTGAAGATGATGGCATGGATTACGATGCTCTATGCCGGGTACAAGGTATCAGCCGATACGCATAATACACGATTATGCAACGCACGACAGCCCTACGGACGGATTGAACGGCAACCGATAGCGAGAATCGGGTAGGGTACTATTGATTAGTTCTTTGAAATTCTGTAAAAGCAATTACGGTGTAAGTCATAAGCCGTTTTTGCCAACCAAAGATAACGAACGCACATAAGCAAGTTGGGGCTTGTGAGCTGTGCAATGTTTAACAATTAATAGAAAACACCGCAAAGAATCGTCTTTGAGCAGTGAGCATACGGGTTAGGCGTCCGTACTGTTTTCGACAATATAGCCTGTACTGAACTGAAATAAGGTTCTGCTATTCGATTAGGGTACAGGTACTTATTTAAATTTATACGATTATGAAAACAATCCAATTCGTTTTATCTATATTGGTTAGTATATGTGCTGTCGGTATGCTTTACGGGGCTATTACTACTTACAGTCCTATGAAAATATTCTCTATCACTATAATGAGTGTTATATGTGTAGGGTGTGTGTCGCTCATGAGGATAACTTATAGAGAACTTAAACAGACCGCTAAAAGGTAGTCCTATAATCCGGCACAAGGCGCATGGGTATAAGTGCACAATAGCCATGCAAACCAGCCGGGCGGTAATCATCCGAAAGTAGCATTATTGGAATGTATGTGGTATTTAATAATAATCATATTCTTTATATATATAGGTCTCATTACCCCACAAGAAGCAGGTTCGATTCCTGCCTTTCGGACTACACTTTAAATTATACGATTATGACAGTGGAAGAATTAAGAGGCATGACGCAAGAAGATTTAGTAAGGCGTGTGCAAGAACTGGAAGAGGCTAACGAGAAATTAGCTGAAGAAAAAAAAGCATGGTATAAATCTTGGAGTGATTTGCAACAGAAGTTTGAACATTTCAAGAATGCGGTTAAAAGCATTGTTCTGATAATAGATTAGATATTCGTGTTTTATTTTTTTGTTTGTACTGGGTGTGCCGTCCGTGAGGATAGTGCACCTTTTTTTAAAAAAAAGGATGGTTAGCTTATCGGTTAGAGCTTCGTGTTGCGCAACCAATTGGCATGATTGAGAGGGGGTCGATTCCCTTACCATCCACGAATCATTAATTAAATTTTATTTTTATGGCAAAAGAACTGAAAGAAAGGACAGAAATCAAGAAAAAGCTGAAAAAGAAGAATGACAGAATCAGTTTTGACTTTAGCGACAAGCTTGCTGGACAGCTTCGCAGGTGTACCGCTGACCTTAACAGGCTGGCAAGGATTGACCGGATAATAGACAAGGAGCAAACTTTGTATTCGGTGGACACTAACAGGGAAGCCGGATATATTGAGGTTGTCCGCAATTATTAATCAGCCGTCTTACACGATTATGAAGAGAGTTTTTAACGAACTTACACCTGAATGCGAGATTACGGCACGAATGTATGCACAAGGGTATGAGAAGAAGGAGATAGCCGATTTGAAATGCAGGGCTGTGAGTACGATAAACAACCAGTTGCAGAAGGCTTTTGAAATTCTTCATGTAAGAAATGGAAGAGAACTTGCTACCATGCTTTACGAACGAATAGCTGGTGTGAAACTTACAATGGATTTTTCACCGACTGTTCGTGCGTCTGTTGCATGTTGCTTATTGTGTGTATTTTCTCTATCGCTTTATCACGAACAGGGCGAGATGAGAAGAGGAAGAGAAACAAGAGTAGGACGAATTGAAAGAATAAGGAGGACGGAATGAATGCAGAGACTAAGCTGAATACTCTCTATCGAATAGGTAGCAGAGTTTCTCTCAATAAAGAACAGGCAAAAGAGTTTGTCGGTGGTCGTTACAGACTTGAAAAGCTGATAGCAGAAAAGAAAATACGAGCCGAAAAAATGGGTACTACACGGATGTCTCCTTATGCTATCAATGCTTGTGATGTGCTTCTTTATGCTATTGATTCTAAAGAACAAAGAATATAATTAACCCTTTAAATTTTACGATATGAGTGAACTGAATTTGTATCAGAAGATACAGGCTGTTTCCAACGAAATAAAGAATATCGAAAAAAACATGACCGTGGGCAAAGGAAATTATGCTTATAAAGCGGTGCAGGATATTGATGTTACTCTTGAAGTTAAGACAGCCGAAACGAAATTCGGGCTTGTCAGTATCCCTATCAGGCAGGAACTCGTAAAATCAGAAATTATTAAGGTGATGAAAGAAGGTGGGGGTGAATCCATACAATACATGGACATAGTGAAAATGACGCTCCGTATCATCAATCTTGAAAAGACTGAGGAGTTTGTAGATGTTGAAAGTTTTGGTCGTGGACTTGACCCCGGTGACAAGGGGTTTGGTAAAGCTTCGACTTATGCGAGAAAATATGCCCTTCTGAACGCTTACAAGATTGCAACAGGTGAAGACCCTGATGAGAATAAATCAAAGGAACAAACACCTATAACAGTCGATGAAATCAAGAATGCCGTTGTAAACTATATGATGCTTGACAACGCATTTACACAAAATATCCTTTCTTATTTCAATGTAGGAAGCTCGGACGATATGAATGTTGAGCAGTTTAAGATGGCTTACAATAACCTAAAAAAGAAAGGTAAGATATGATAGAAACAATGTACATTGGCAGTGGTGATGTCCACGCTTTGATGAGTGGGAAAGAAACCAAGTCCCATTCATCATTAATGCAGCGTTTTGTCAGCGGTGTAAAACCTAATTATAACGCTTATGCAAGTCCAATAGACGCTCTACGTACAGGTGCTATTCTTGAGAACAGATACCTTCTTACATTGCCTGATAATTATTTCACGCAATATGTCGTGAAGTCAGAGGAAATGGATGTGTTTAAGTGTAGTTTGGATTTCGCAAAAATCGAAAAGGGGAAACTCGTAGATTTCGATGAGCTGAAAACTCTTGCGTTTTCTGATTATCTTGAATTTATTGAACCTATCAAGCATGACAATAATTCCCTTGTTGATTATGTAAAGAAGAAACACAAGTCTTACTACAACCAAGTGCAGGAACAACTTTACTGTACAAGGCTGGAAAGTTGCAATCTTGTTTTTCTCTCTGTCACATCCTATGATGATGATTATAATTGGAATAGGGTAATCAAGTCCAATGAGTATTGTAAAGTAAGAATCACTCGTGACGAAAAAGCTATCTCTAAAATAAGAGAGAGAGGTTTCATATTTCAGCAGATTAAAGACTTTTATACTAAATAATTATGGCAAATACATTAACAGGAAAGATTATTTACATCTATCCTTCGCAACAGATACCTTCTAAAGACGGCACCAAGACTATTATAAAGAGAGGTATTGTAATAGATTGTACACGCTTTGACCCTTATACAGGTGAGCGTGGTTTTGAGAACACCCCTATGTTGGAGTTCATTGGTGACAGATGCGCTGAGCTTGACAGATACCAAATCGGGCAAATAGTCACTATCTCTTTTGATGTGCAAGGTACGAGATACCGTAACAAGGACGGTGTGGAGCAAATCTTCACTCGTGTTCAACCCTATCGAATTGAACCAAAGCTGACACAGCAACCATCTGTGCCAATTCAGCAGCCAGTGGCACAATCTTCTTTACAACCGACCTATCAGCAACATCCGCAGAATTTCCCACCATCACAGGGGAATAATGATGCACTACCATTTTAGCGTATGTTGTTCGACTTGAAAAATGAATATCAAATACCCAAGTTCAAGGAGTATGTAAACAAGCTGTTTAGTGAGCGTGCGGTGGTGGAAGTGAAAAAGAAACTACCTAACCGCACGCTTGCCCAAAACAGCTACTTGCATCTTCTTTTAGGGTATTTCGGTAGTGAGTACGGTTGCAGTCTCGACGAAGCAAAAATTGATTTTTATAAGAGGACTTGCAACCGTGATTTGTTTGAGAGAAAGACGGTCAACAAGAAAGGTAAGGAAGTAACTTACTTAAGAAGTTCTGCCGAGCTGACAACAGGTGAAATGACTTTGAGTATTGACCGTTTTCGTAACTGGAGTGCATCAGTGGCAGGTATCTATCTGCCGGCTGCAAATGAACATCAAATGCTGATATACGCCCAGCAGGAAATACAAAGAAATCAAGAATTTATTTAGTTATGATAGAAACAAGAAAAACAGAAATCAGGTATGTGACATCTGACCCGAAAAAGATGCTCAACATGTACCTTGCAAAACGTGTCCTCAAAACATGGGAGGAGTCTTTCATTGATGAAGATACAGGTGAAACAGTAACCATCGAACGGAATGAGATTCTTTTTGACCGTGGCACGCTGATAGACCAAGACATTTTGGCGAAAATTCGTTTCAGTATGGAAGCTGACGGCATCAAGGAAGTGGAAGTCAGCAACCAGAACCGCTTGGCATTCGAGAACGAGAACAAATTCTTATATCCCTATCTTGCACAGGCACAAATAGGGGACAAGAAACATAAGTTCCTGCTGTATGCCACCGGATTGGAGAATTCTTGTAGTATCTTGAAAGATTACATCGAACTAAACTATATGTTCGGATTCACCTTGACAATGGTCAAGGAATTCGATTCTTGCGTGATTCTTACTGACAATTTGAAAGAACGCAAGATAGATGATGCCACCCTCGAAGAATTAAAAGATACATTCCTTTTAAACGATTCTGTAACGGAAGAAGATGAAGAAGAGGGAGATTCCAAGCCCAATGAAAAGAAATTCTATCAGATTGAGACGAAAATCACATTCACGGAAGGGGAGAATGAAGACGAAAGAGTTCAGACTTTTGTCGTGAACACCTTCAACGTTGACAGAGCGATGATGCTTATTACCCACTATCTCAAAAACAAAGAGGAAGAATGTGAGATACAAGCCAAAGAAAAGGGACATGAGTTCAGAAAGAGGGAAATCCATACAGCCATTGAATCTGCTAAACCTATCCCGGTCGGGCGGTTTATTCCGAAAGAGTTTTCAATGGCTTATATGGAATAACTTTGTCAATCTGCCTGCTCGGTCTGTGAAGATAGGGCGGGCGAACATGGTGGTATGGCGGAAGGGTGTAGACGCTATGTAGACTTTCGAGATAGGTTCGTAAATGGGAGGATATGGATTTTCAATCAAAACACCTATCATGCAGGTTCGAATCTTGCTACCACCACATAAATGTGAGCCACACATAAATGGCACGGGTTAGTAATAATGGTTGTGCCCCGGAGAATACGCTTCGGGGCTTTAATAAAAAAACATGGAAACAAAAGAAATTACTAAGACTGTTTACATCGCAAATGATGGAAAAGAGTTCTTGACAAAAGAAGATTGTGAGAAGTATGAAAGGTTTGTTGAAGAAATACTTTCACGTATTAAGTATTTCTGTATCAGATGTAATCCTGACTTAACAGAAACAGGAAATTTCTCTCATAAAATATATGTGGCTGTGTTTTCTAAACATTGCCTATATAAAGATATTGCATTTCAATGGGCTTTAAAGAAGTTTGGTACTTACTTAGGGGAAAGCGTAATGGGATATGGCTTCCAACCCCATTTTAATGTAAGTGAAGTTTCTAAAGAAGAATATGAAGAATGCCCTGCTACTGTTTGGGGAGGTACTTCATTGAAGAGTGAGAAAATATTCCTTAGTCCTAAATCAGTAGAGGGATTTCCTGAAAGCATTGACTACATGAAAGAATGGGGATTTAAATAAAAAACTATGGAAAATAAAGCAGTAGCATTTATAAAATCAAACAAATGGTTTAAGTCCACTATGGTAGAGTATGGAACGCATAACGGATATGTGGCTGTTCCCCCTGTGAACAAATATCATGGGATGTCTTATTTTGATATTGAGGATATAGACGTACATGGGGGCATCACATTTTCTGAACCAGCAATAAACGGTGAAGAATCTTTTGGAAGCAAAAGAAAATATAATCCCAAGTAGGTCGGTAAAAGGAATCCTATATTGGACGATGTAGAATTTATCACCGACAATACAGAAGTTGGTGATGACTGGTGGATATTCGGGTTTGACACATTCCATTATGGAGACAATGAATATGACTGGGATAAACAAGCCGTCGTTCAAGAGACAAGGTACTTGATGGAACAATTGGACAAATAGACAATGCCGTACTACATAAAACGAACAAAGGCTAAGAAGAAAAACAAGCCTTTACCTCTGTTTGATAAAGCAGGGGTAACAGTAAAGAAGAAGCCGGATTTGAAAGCTAAGCTCGACAAGGAGTTTTCCCTTTTTATCCGGCTTCGTGATGCAATGCCAAACGGGTATTTTAGATGTATCTCGTGCGGGCAGATAAAGCCGTTTACACAAGCAGACTGCGGGCACTATTTCAGTCGTACACATTTGGCAACACGGTTTGATGAGAATAATTGCCATGCCGAATGCCGGCACTGCAACAGGTTCAAAGCCGACCATTTGGAAGGCTATCGGGTGAATCTAATTGGTAAAATCGGTCAACAGAAGTTTGATTTGCTGAAAGTCAAAGTTGCCAGCACTTCCAAAATGACTGATTTTGAGTACGAACAGCTAATCAAGTATTACAAAGCACTTAATAAGAAGTTACGAAAGGAGAAAGGGCTATGAGTTATGTATTACGAGATTACCAACAGAAAGCCTCTGATGCTGCCGTTTCTTTCTTCAATAACAAGGCGAAGAAAACAAATGCCATTATGGTGTTACCTACGGGCAGCGGAAAGTCGCTTATCATAGCGGATATAGCCGCAAGGCTTGACGGTCATACCTTGGTGTTCCAGCCCTCGAAGGAAATACTCGAACAGAATTTCAAGAAACTCTGCTCATACGGTATTCTTGATTGCAGCATCTATTCGGCTTCCTTCAACTCAAAAGAGATAAGCCGGATAACATTCGCCACCATCGGCAGTGTGAAGAATCATCCCGAACTGTTCACCCACTTCAAGAACATCATCGTGGACGAATGCCACCTTGTTAACCCTAAAGAGGGTATGTACAAAGATTTTTTTGATGCGGTGAAGTGTAAGGTTCTTGGACTGACAGCTACACCGTATCGTTTAAGTTCCAGCCGTGACTTTGGTTCTATGCTGAAATTCATCACTCGGACAAAACCTCATGTCTTTTCAGAGGTCATTTATCATGTACAGGTGTCAACCCTATTAGATATGGGCTACTTGGCGAAGCTGGATTACTATTTAATGAATCCTTCAGGGTGGAATGAACTTAACTTAAAAGTAAATACCACTGGCGCTGATTACACAGACAAGTCAGTCCAAAGAGAATATGAGCGGATAGACTTTTACAGTTATCTCGTTCATATCGTCCAAAGACTGATGAATCCCAAAGCCGGAGGAAAACGGAAGGGTATTTTGGTCTTTACCCGTTTTTTGAAAGAAGCGGAACGGTTAACGATGTCAATACCCGGTTGCGCTATCGTTTCAGGTGATACTCCTAAGAAAGAACGTGAACATATTCTTGAGGCGTTCAAAGCTGGTGAAATTCCGGTAGTAGCTAATGTGGGTGTACTTACGACTGGCTTTGACTATCCGGAACTTGATACGGTCGTTATGGCACGTCCTACAATGTCACTTGCCATGTGGTATCAGATAGTCGGTCGTGCCATCCGCCCGCATCCTTCTAAAGAATGTGGATGGATTGTGGATTTATGCGGTAACATCAAACGTTTCGGAGAGGTGTCGGATTTACGATTGTTTGATAGCGGTAATGGTAAGTGGGCTGTATTTTCTAACGGAAGGCAATTAACTAACGTGAGATTCTAAGACTATGGACGAAGGATTTTTGAGGCTAAGCCGCAGGTTTTTCTCGAATGAAATGTGGAATGAAGCCCGTACTTTTAGCAGTTGCGAAGCGTGGTTAGACTTAATTCAGTCTGCACGATTTGAGGCAACGCCCCGAAAGGAGAGTATCGGAGGTCGAGAAATCTCTTATTCAAGAGGTCAATATCCTGCATCCATAAGATTTCTGTCACAGCGTTGGAAATGGTCTGAAAAGAAGGTGCGTTCCTTTCTTGTGCATCTTAGAAAGAAAGGTATGATAACTGTTGAGTGCAATCAAGGAATGAACCTTATAACCTTATGTAAATATGAAGAATATAATCCAATGGGCACAGGTAAGGGCACAGGTATTGAAAAGGAAATCAATGAATTAAGACACGAATGGGCACAACTAAGGGCACAACTAAGGGCACAACTTGGGGCACAGTCCATGAACAACAATCTACCGCAATCCGAACTTTTACAAAAATCAGGGCACACAGAGGGCACAAATACAAAGAAAGAAGAAAGAGAGTATATAGATATATCTCTACATCAAAAGAAAGAAAATACTCCTGACGGAGTATCAAAGAAAGACAAGCTTTCTTCGTCCTCCCCCTCTGAAAAGATTGATTACAGCGGATTGATGGAATACTATAATACCACATTCAAAGACAGACTCCAGCAGATAAGATCAATGACTGATGTGAGAAAAAAGGCTGTAAAAGCCAGGATAGCCCAATATGGGAAAGAGTCAGTGAGGAGTGTTTTCAATCTCATTCTTCAATCCCCGTTCCTACTTGGAGCTAATGACCGCAATTGGAAATGCGACTTTGATTGGATTTTCAAACAAGCAAACTTTACTAAAATATTGGAAGGAAACTATAATGGGACAAGACTTAGTAAAAATCAACAGGATAGCGAGCAGCGAAAACGTGATTCAGTTCTTGCAGTCGCTACAACCGTTAGAGAAGCTGCCGCAAAAAAGAGAAAGGAACTTGAAGCAGAGGGCGTTATTGAATAAATATCCCGATCCTGCACAATTCATTCTTGATTACAACCCTGATTTGCAGTTCAAACTTGTCAGATGTAATGCAACCCATTCAGAACTGGCGTTGAATGACAGCATTCCGAGTTTAGGGCTATTGTCTTCTACTTATGGGGATGAAACACCGATAGAATGGCTAAAGATACAATTTGGCTCATTGAATGACTTTGCAGAAGTTTCAACCAAGATAGCGAAAGAGCAACTTTCTGAACTATCGGAGATATTCCTTTCGGAGTATTATTATATAAATGCCGCTGAAATCTGTTTTTTCATAGCACGGTTTAAGTCAGGGAAGTATGGGCGGTTCTACGGTTCAATAGATCCATTGAAAATAACAAGTGCGATGTTGGACTACGTTTCTGAACGTCGGAAAGATATTGAACGGAAAGAGCGTGAACGATACAGAAACCAACGTGAAAAAGAGATAGAGGAGCGTGGAAATAACAGAATCTCTTATGCTGAGTACATTGAAATCAAGCACCGTGCTGATGCAGGAGATGAGGAAGCTAGAAAAATGCTGATATCACCATGAGAATAACCGTTTACTGGGTAACAAGAAATCCGGATGTTATCGTAAGAATCCGGAAAAAGTTCAATATCCCAAGTTATACTTCCGTGAACTACGAAACAGAATGTGAAATCAAGAATGAAGACTTTCCACTGTTAGAAGAAACAGAACGAAGGGGATTCACTCAAATTAGAAATAAAAATACACGATCATGCAAGGAACAGACAAACTTAATACGGTAACCAATATCGTATTTGTCCTCACGGACGTTTTAGAAACCAACCTTCTAGAAATGCAGCAGCAATACAAGAAGGAAGGCTTTGAACTCAGACACGATTCAAAAAGAAACTTCAACACAGCCATAGCCGCGATAAAGAGATTGAAAAGTGATGTGAATCATTGCAGCGAATCCACTCAGGAAAACTTCGGCAATGATTCTGACATGGTGAACGCCATGTTGCTCACACTGATTGATAGATGCGGTGATGATGACAACCTCGCTTATAAGATGTACGAATACATTAAATCTTTCCCGTCCAAACTGAATCTAGACTTGGATTTGGATAATGCGTTCAGCCACCTGTTTAAAAAGGAGAAGTTATGAAATCGCAGAAAGATATCTTAAAATCCATTGAAGGTCTGTCCGATATAGAACTATTTGTTATTGATCTCTTTTGTGGCGCCGGTGGCTTATCCGAAGGTGTGGAAGAAGCACGATTGGATGGAAATAAATGTGCAAAGGTTGTTTGTTGTGTGAACCATGACAAGAATGCCATCCTTTCACATGATGCCAATATCCCTGATGCACTTCACTTTATCGAGGATATCCGTACACTGGAACTTTCCCCGATAAGCACTATTGTAGAACGTATCCGTCAGCTATACCCTGATGCCATGATAATGCTTCATGCCTCTTTGGAGTGTACTAACTTCTCGAAAGCCAAAGGCGGTCAGCCGAGAGATGCCGACAGCCGAACGTTGGCAGAACATCTCTTCCGTTATATTGATGTTATAGACCCTGATTACATTCAGATTGAAAATGTAGAAGAGTTTATGTCATGGGGAGATATGGATGAGAATGGGAAACCTATCAGCATGGATAAAGGAAGACTTTATCAGAAGTGGGTACGCAACGTGAAAAAATATGGTTACAACTTTGAACACCGTATCCTGAATGCTGCCGACTTCGGCGCCTATACCACAAGAAAACGCTTCTTCGGCATCTTTGCTAAAAAGAGTTTGCCGATAGTATTCCCTGAACCGACCCACTGTAAGGGTGGTAGGCAAGATATGTTTTCGCGGCTGGAGAAGTGGAAGCCGGTAAAGGATGTGCTTGATTTCTCTGATGAAGGAACTACCATCTTCAGGGAAAAGCCTCTTGCAGAGAAAACGCTTGAACGTATCTATGCTGGACTTATCAAGTTTGTAGCCGGAGGAAAGGATGCTTTCCTTTCCCGTTACAATACGGTTCGCCCTCAAGACACATGCAAATCAGTTGATGAACCATGCGGAGTGTTGACTACTGAAAACCGCTTTGCAAAGGTACAGGTAAGTTTTCTCTCCAAACAGTTCAGCGGACATCCCGAAAGCAAGAATGTGTCCGTAGAAGAACCGGCAGGTGCAATCACCTGCAAAGACCACCATGTTTTTGTCTCTGCTTATTATGGAAATGGACATAATCATTCGGTAAACGAGCCGTCTGCGACAGTTACAACAAAAGACAAATTATCATTAGTAACTCCAAGGTTTATCGCCAATGAGTATTCCGGTGGAGGACAACATACAAGTATTGACAATATTTGTCCGGCAATTTTAACCAATCCCAAGCAAAAACTTATAACATGCAAGCCTTGGATTATGAATACTTCTTTCTCAAATATTGGTAGCAACATAGAGGAACCGGCACAGACAATAACCGCAAACCGGAAATGGCATTATCTGATGAATCCACAGTTCAACAGCGCTGGCAGCTCCGTTGATAACCCCTGCTTCACCCTGATAGCACGAATGGATAAGATGCCGCCCTATCTGGTAGCAACAGAAAGCGGACGGCTAGCGATTGAAATCTACGACAATGATAGTCCTATGATCGTGAAGATAAAGGAGTTCATGGCACTGTATGGCATAGTGGATATTAAAATGCGGATGCTTCGCATTCCGGAACTCAAAAAGATTATGGGATTCCCTGAAGATTATGTTTTAATAGGCACACAAGCTGACCAAAAGAAATTTATCGGGAATGCGGTGGAGGTTACACAAGCTAGAAAAAATACTGAAGCACTTTGTAAAGTATTGAGAAAGTTGAGATTGAAGAAATCAAAAGAAATAGCTTAATGGAAAATGGAAAACTTATATTAGATGCCTGCTGTGGCAGTAGAATGTTTTGGTTTAACAAACATAATCCTCTTGCCTTATTCGTTGATAAGAGATCGGAGATAGTAACAGCCAATGACAGGGGTAAAATCAGAACCATAGAGATAAAACCGGATATAATAGCCGATTTTACCAACTTGCCGTTTGAGGACAATTCTTTTTACATGGTAGTATTTGACCCACCTCATCTGAAAACACTTGGTGAAACCTCATGGATGGCTAAGAAGTACGGGAAACTACCGAAAGACTGGCAGTCACTCATACACGATGGATTTACTGAGTGTATGCGCGTCTTGAAGCCTAACGGCACGCTTGTATTCAAATGGAACGAGAGTGAGATAAAAGCTGCGGAAGTTTTGTCTGTTATCCCGTTCAAACCTTTATTTGGGCATACTACCGGAAGGCAGAGCAAAACAATATGGATGTGTTTTATGAAACTACCAATTAACGTATAACGGAACTGAAATGAAGATAAAGTTTATCCAGAAGAATATATTGTTAGTCCACCGGATGGGACTGTATTCTCCTGCACAGAAAATAGTATCCTAGAATATTTGGATATAATCTAAAGTTTTTTTACACCCATTTTTTTGAAAATATTATCAACTGCGTTTATGCTATCAATATCAATTTTATGCAAACTCAACATCTTACAAATTAATTGTCCGTTAACATTTAATGAATGGTTCTGCATGTCAACTCCTAGGGTATAAGGAGGATGCCTTTTGAGTAGATTAAGACGAATGAGCTCTTTAATTCCAAAATATATTTCCATTGATTTTATATCTCCTGAATTCTCAATGTATTTGGTACAGTTAGACAAATCTAAAATAGCGCAACTTTGAAAGTACCTAATAATACATAGTTGATTGAAAGATAGTTGCTTAATAATATTTTGCATATAAAGAGCATTTGTGTAATCTACTTCTGGAGAGAATCCTAAATTAGCAATAAAATAACCATAAAATTCAGATTTTTTATGTTCCGAATCAAGCATGATACTATTTATGGTAGCTTCTATCACATCGCTAGCATCTGAATAATTCATATTAGAAGAGACAAACATATCATCTTGCCTAAATGGAATGTTATTCTTCATATTTTCATTAACTTGATTTACAGCTGACATGTAAGATATACCTAACCTTATTGTTTCTTTCTTTGTGACACCTTTTTGGAATATGTCAAGAAGAATAGAATCAATAGCTGTCGATAATAATGGTTGCACCCCAGCTGCAAAAATCATGCTTTCTGGTGTGCCTTTTGCTACTATCGGAATAATAGCAGTAGACATAGCACTAATGATTTCGCTAATTTTCATAATAATAAGTTTTAAATGTGGCGAAGCAAAAATAGTAATAATCTGGGTACGTTCTTCATTTCCTATGATAAAGTTTTAAATGTGACAGTTTGGATTTCTTCGGAGGCGTGCCTTTTAATTCAAAAATAAATTAGAAATGAGTAAAACAACAATTTATTACCTATGCCTAGTAGCAATGTATATGCTGCTAGGGTAGGTGGAAAGGAGATTAATTATGGACATAAAGAACGGAATAATAATAGACGGAGTGTTGCATGAGATGGTGAGTGAAAATGTCCCATGCAACCAATGCTCACTGTTGCGCATTTGCAGTAAGTCGGAGAAGGAAGAATATGCCATCTGTCTTTGTGCTTTGATGAACTGTGATGGCTTTGTTAACCGCGGAAAAGTAAAAATAGAGAAGGAGGAATAACTATGACCGAAGAACTTGTAACACTAGAGACTGCGAAGCTGCTGAAAGAGAAAGGCTTTAATGAGTATTGCAAATATATCATTAACGATAAAGGCTTGACAATGGAAATCATAATCCGAACTAGTAATTTACCTAAAGCATACTATTCTCGTCCAATGCAATCCATCGTCCAGAAGTGGCTACGTGAAATCAAAAACATTCATATATGTGTATATAACTGTGCTTGTGGCTATGGATACGAAATATCTAAAGCTGACAATGGAACTCATATAGCCAGTTCTACTTATAAAGGAACAAACGACGGAGGGGGATGGGATACCTACGAGAAAGCACTTGAAGCAGGATTACAGGAAGCATTAAAACTGATATGATTATGGATAATATTAATTTGAATAAATGGCGGGACCGTGCTTATAAGACAGCTTGTGATCACGGTTTACATGATAAAGAACTGAGTAACGAACACTGCCTTTGCCTTGTCATTTCCGAGCTTATGGAAGCTGTGGAAGCAGATAGGAAAGGGAAACGTGCCGACAGAGAATCTTTTAAATCTTCTTATGAGAATGAAGAACCGCACGATGATGCCAATTTCAAATGTTGTTTTGAAAAATATATCAAAGATACACTTCCAGACGAACTAAGCGATGCCGTTATTCGCTTGCTTGATTTGTGCGGATTGCGTAAGATAGACATTGAGGACTTTACGGAAGATATGTTGTACGATGCAGAGGGAAGTTGCACTGATGAAACCTTTACAGAGAGTATATACGCTATATCCACAATTCCCATCAGGTGTGAGTATGAATATGACAGTCTATTAGAAAATCAATTAAATAGTATGATATTGGCTATCTTCGGGCTTGCCAAGCATATGAACATAGACCTTATATGGCATGTGGAGCAGAAGATGAGATACAATGAACTAAGACCTAAGTTGAACGGAAAAAGATATTGATTATGAAAATAATTATATTTACAATCATATGTATTATCGCCCTATTATGGGTTGGAGATCTAATAATTACATTTAAACCGTTTTCCATCTCGCTTCCCGGTTGGTATAAGCCTGTAGGTATCCTTCTATTTTTTCTGTCAATGGCGGTATATACCATCGGAGAATATGCTAAAGGCTATAAACAGGGTTTCGATTATGGGATAAAAAAATGTGTTGAAATACTTGAAAAGAAAAATCCATGAGCAAACTATATAAAGTAACTATTTTCGGGGAGTCATTCCTAATCGGGTGGTTTCCTTTCGCTTCACACTGGTACAACAAGCTAAAGATAATCAAATGATAGTACGTCATTTTATAAGAGTTCCGGTTGGAAGTACTGTCTATTGCGATAATCAGCTGGTTAAAATACTAGAGAAAGGATATGCCCTTGCTCTATGTGATGTCAATGGAAAACGGGTATATATCACCTGCTATGATTTGGAAAAGAAACCATTCGTCAGCATGAATGAAAAAGAGCCAACCCACGCACGACCATGAATCAGCTCTTTCTTACACGATTATGATGCAAATATACTATTTACTTTTAAAATAATCGTGTTATGGCACTGGATTTTAACAAAATAATTCGTCTTAAAAAAATTAGAATTGAGAAATCAGAACTTTCAGAAGAAGAAAATACCTTAGCTTCACCGATTTTGAGAGATAAAAGCCTTATTAGGGATATCTATAAAATATTTGTTGAGCTACTGAATGAGAGAGGATGTCCACCGAATATTGACAGTGTTACCCAGCGGAAAAAGTTCATTTTCATTATCCTGTACCTGTTTTCTCCAAGTTCGCTTGCCGGTGGGAAAATGACAGCTGGGTTACGCGAAGAGATGTCAAGGGTACTTGGGGTTCAGTCCAAGAGTACAATTTCCGACAACTGCGCTGATGTCGTGTTTCTGTATCAGAATTATGGGGATTTCAGCGGGGATATAGAGTATCTTTACACCAAAATCGTAAATCGGTTAAGATTCAAAGGGCTAATCAATTGAAGCTGGAGTTTATTGCTCCGGCTTTATCTTTTTCATAACCTCCTTTTTAAACTTGTTAAAATTATCTCTATTTGAATTGAAATTATGCTCGTATTTTTTACGAATATGCGCAATCTCTTCAAGAGAAATTTTTCCATTAGTTTGTTTTAAAAAATCTCTTTCTTCTTTTTCAAATTCTTCACTAAATAATCCCATATTATACCTCCTTTTTAAATTTAGTTTTTCGTTCTAATTCTCCCCTTCTAATAATACAAATAGCATTTTCATAGGGCTCTTCTGTTTTCTGCCAATAATTCAGCAGTGATTGTCGAGCTATTCCTAATTCTTGGCTTGTATAGTTGTCATACATAGCCGATGGCGAACCGAAATACCTATGCAATCCGGTAGCCTTAATTTCTAAGTGTATTACTCCTTTTGCTTCCATGATGCAAAAATACTTATTTATTAGTATGTATTATAAATAATACTGTAATTTATGATTTATTAACGTGCAAATAGTATTTTGTATTATAAATAATACTATTTTTGCATCATCAAACAAGAAGTAATAACAATTAAAAGATATACGATTATGACAACAAAGAATATCATCAGAGAAGTAAGTTACAAAGGCCACATAATAACAGTGTTTGAAGATGGCTTTCATCAAGAATTTGTAATCATAGATAATGACGAATCAAAGCTGTATGATAGCATTGCAGATGCAAAGAGAGTTATTAGAGGCGAGCAACCTTATTACGAAATAAACTAAGTTTAACCAGCAGGGCGAAAGCCCTGCACAATATAGAAGGATATGAAAGAAAATATATTTTTAAAAGCAGTTATAGAAAAACCGTTATTGAATAATGAACCAGAAGTTTTATATCTTTTCGTTCAAATAATCAATGAAATAACTTCTTGTATGTCAGAAGACGAGTTAAGAGGCTGTATGAACTCTTTAATAGTAAGATACCCTTATTTTAAACTGTTTTTCGATTATGGTTTCGAACATAATCACATGTGGGTGAAAGAATCAGGTTCTTTAGAAAGATTGATATTGGTTGAGTTCTAATCCGGTAGCTTTCGAGCTACCACAATATACACGATTATGAAAGCGGATTTAGTTTTAGTTATCAGCCCTGAAGCCCCATTGATGAAGCAATTGGGCAAAGTATTGGGTAAGTTATGTAGTATGTGCGATTTTACCACTATAGAGAGGGGCGAAAAGTACATCATCATACAGCACGATGAAACTGGGCTTGTAGTGGCTTATACGAGTGAAGAAAGATTGAATATGAAACATTAATATTGCAGATTATGAATCAAGAAAGAGTATTAACCTTTGGTAAATACAAAGGACAAGATATAAAGTACATCATACTTATCCACATAGGGTATATAATGTGGTGCCTTGAGAATATTGACTGGTTTAAACTGACCGATGAAGAGCAAGCATTATATGATGCGATAGCTATAATGATTAAGAAAGAACGCTTACCAATGACTTTTCCGGTTGAAATGATGTACAAGCATATAAAGGACATGGAAGCATTGGGAAGGTTAAAAACACCGTTTACATTCAATGGAGAATATACATCCTACAAAGTGTCTGAAAAAGATAACCCTGTATGTAAAAGTATTGAAAAATACAGAATATGTAAAACATATAGACCTAGAACACAAGAATACTCATCATTTGGAGACCTGTCATTAGGAGATTTGGGTGGCTTTTCACATAGTATGAATAAAGAAATAGAACGTGCCCGACTTAATTGTGAGAATGATGAAGATATATTTGGTGGATGGGGTAGTATGAATGATTATAAGGATTGAAACCTAAAAAACATATTATCTTATGAACTCAATAAACAAAAACGGTTGCAGCGTATGCCAACCCGGTAAAGAGAATTACACTACCTACAACACCAGATTGAGAGGTAAGAGAGTGAGAATGTACCAGTACGACTACCGTACTGAAAGTAACGAGCTGTTTTCTTGTTGCGCACCTACCTTAGAGGCGTGTAGAGAAAGACGGGACAAATGGCTTAGTTCACGACAATAAGCCGATTGTCGTGTATAACGATTGAAGATATTTCGTTATCTTTGGTTATGGTAGTACCTTTGGGGTACTATCGCGGAATGGAGCAGTTGGTTAGCTTACCGCTTTGACTTGGCGGTGGTCACAGGTTCGAGTCCTGTTTCCGCAACTATTGAGTATTAATTAAAATTTGACACGATTATGAACATTCTTACATTAAGCATCAAACAGAAGTATTTCGATGAAATCTTGGCAGGCAAGAAAACCCACGAATACCGTGAAATCAGACCAACTAACGCTAAGAAGTATATCACTTACCTATGTGGCGGTAAAGAATATCCGGCTGATGCAGAACTGCCTGAAGAAGGTGAGGTAGAATTGAAGCCTATCAAGTACGATGCAATCAAGCTTCTGACAGGTGCATATACAGGTAAACGTCCTTATATTATCGTTGAAGTGAAAGCAGCAGAAGCTGTTATTCTCACAGATGAAAACGGTAATGATATTGTTTACGAACATCAAGGCGAAGAATATCTTGCTGCACAAATGGATTATACTTTGGGTAAGATATTAGAGAAACATATAGACTAATTGTTCAACTTTTAAAATTAGAAAGCAGAGTCGCAAGAAGAATTAACAGAGTAGCCGGACCTCGCAGAAATATGAACGGTGCCGGTGCTGGCGGTAGATTAGTAGCAAGACGCGGTGGTGCAGCAGGCACTTCGCAGTTGGGTTCACGCAGGCAGCGTTATAGCGATATTCGCGCCGCTTATGGTATGTCAACGGGTTAAGCTATGAACAAGGTAGAGAAAGCGAACCAGTATATAGACCTCATTCGGGTAAAATCGAGTGAGGTGTTATTGTTTTTATCCTTGGGTAAAGATTCGCTTGTTCTACTTGATTTAATCTATCCGAAGTTTGAAAGGATTGTTTGCGTGTTCATGTACTTTGTCAAGAATTTGGAGCATATTAACCGTTGGATAAACTGGACTAAAGCTAAGTATCCGAAGATAGAGTTTGTTCAAGTACCACATTGGAACCTTACTTATATTCTCCGTGGCGGTATGTATTGTGTGCCAAATCCGAAAGTAAAGCTATTGAAGTTGGCAGATGTGGTAAAGGCTATGCAGCTTACTCATGGAGTTTATTATACATTCTTGGGCATGAAAAAAGCTGATGGTATGAATCGTAGGCTTATGTTGAAAGGGTATGAGGTAAACGGTTACGAGAATAACGGTATGGTTTATCCTTTGGCTGATTGGACACAAAAGGATATTCTTGCTTATATGAGGCAGCACAATTTACCCGAACCAGTTCGATATTCATTGAAAGCCAGTTCGGGAGTAGGCTTCAACCTTGATTGTATGCTTTGGATGGAGAAGAATTATCCGCAGGACTTACTGAGAATTTACCGATGCTTCCCAATGGCAGAAAGAGTGCTTTGGGAACATCACAACAAACAAAAATAATAGGAGGATTGCCGAGTTAGACGTAGAAGAGCAAAAACAGCTTCGGAGATTACCGCTCAAAGGGAGAGGTTGCAGCGTGAAGCGTATAATAGATACGGAACAATGTTCACCGAAAGGAATCTGAGCATAGTGAACGCTTATAATAGTGTGATGAATAGGCTTGCGAGAAGGCAAGTTGCAAGCAAGTCGGCTGGTTTAAGTAATGGTTAACATGGAACTATCAAAATACATAAAGAGTGAATCGGTGGAACTTAATCGTTCTGCCATTCACTTTGCGGATTATAATCCCCGAAAACTTTCCGATGAATCACGTAAGACACTGAAACGTGGCATCAAGAAGTTTGGTTTAGTCGGTGGAATTGTCGTGAACAAGCGTACTGGTCTTACCGTAGTCAGCGGGCACCAGCGTTTGTCTGTCATGGACGAATTGCAAAAGTTTCCCGATAACGACTACCGCATTCGTGTCGATGTCATAGACGTGGACGAGCAGCAGGAAAAGGAGTTAAACATTCTAATGAACAACCCTAATGCACAAGGGACATGGGATTTTGACGCTCTTGCCCGTATTGTTCCTGATATTGACTGGAAAGATGCAGGTCTGACCGATGCAGACTTGAATATGATTGGTGTCGACTATCTTTTGCAGACCGAAGAGGAAAACTCTATTGCGGATGCTTTGTCTGATATGATGGTCCCAGTTTCCGAACAGAAAGAAGCCGATAAAGCCGCCAAGCAGTTGGAACGTGTCGAAAAGGTTGCCCACATGAAAGAGGTCAAACATCAGGTGAAAGAAAACGCACAGAAGCAAGCCGAGAACATGGATGCCTATGTGGTGTTGTCCTTTGATACCTATGAAGCTAAAGCCGCTTTCTGTGAGCGGTTTGGGTATGACCCCGATATGAAGTTCATAAAAGGAGAAGTGTTCGATGAACAAGTAGAAAAAATAGATTAATTATTGGGAGGAAAGCTGAGTCAGAAGAAGACAAAGAAGTTTTAACGAAATACTTGGTACTGTAAGAAGATTAAAAAGAGTATATCCAGGAGAAGCAAATAATTCGCGAATCATGAACGCAGCAAGAAACGCAGGTAAGAATTTGGCACGAAACTTAGGAGTAGATGCGTCTGTGTTGTCACTTCCTTATTGGCGAAAGCAACGTGGATATACAACTGTAAGTAGAGGATTGGCAAACGGATAATTAATTATGAGCAATAGTGAATCTCAAAACAGAAAAGGTAAAGGAGGAAGAAAGCCTAAGTTTGATTATACAAGCGAGGACTTTCTTTCTCTCGTGGAATCGTATGCCAAAAAGGGATTCACTGACAAGGAAATTGCTTATGCCATAGGGATTTTGCCTCAAACATTCTGCGAAAAGAAAAGTGAGTACACCGAAATATCCGAAGTCTTAGCGCGTGGGCGCGCGACAATCAATGCCACTGTAAGGGCTAAATTCCTTGCAATGGCTCTCGGTGGCATAAAAACCAAAAGCACCGTGGTAAGAAAGCTCCGTGATTCAGAGGGAAATTTGACAGGTGAGGACGAATTACAAGTTAGCGAAAGCGAGTTGGCACCAAACTTGCAAGCAATGTCTGTTTGGCTGTATCACCACGATGAGGATTGGAGAAAGGTTGAACGCAAGCAGGATGAAGACGCTGATATTCCAACAGACATAGAGCATGGCATCAACATTGATTCCTGGATTAAAGACAAGCTAAAATGATAGTACCTCAAGAAATTTACCATCCATTATATGAGGATAAGGAAAAATTTATAATTCTTATCACCGGTGGGCGTGGTAGCGGAAAGTCTTTCAATGCTTCTACTTTTATTGAGCGGTTGACTTTTGAAATGACTCCTGTAGAGAAGATTGTGCATCAGATTCTTTACACCCGTTACACGATGGTTTCTGCCGGTATGTCTATCATCCCCGAAATGATGGAGAAGATAGATTTGGACGGTACCACGAAATATTTCAAGACCACAAAGACGGACATAGTCAATAAGATGACTAAGAGCCGTATCATGTTCCGGGGTATCAAGACTTCTTCCGGGAACCAGACAGCAAAACTGAAATCCATTCAAGGCATTACGACTTTCGTCTGCGATGAAGCGGAAGAGTGGACAAGCGAAGATGAGTTCGACAAGATAATGCTCTCCATTCGCAAGAAGGGTATTCAGAACCGGATTATCATTATAATGAACCCATGCGATTCCAATCACTTCATCTACAAGAAATACATTGAGAAAACTCACAAGCTGGTAGAGATTGACGGTGTGCAGGTTCAGATTTCCACTCATCCGAATGTGCTCCATATCCATACTACGTATTTTGATAACTTGGATAACCTTTCTCCTGAGTTCCTGAAAGAGGTGGAAGATATGAAGGTGAGTAATCCTGAAAAGTATGCTCATGTGGTTATCGGTCGCTGGGCTGACGTTGCAGAAGGTGCTGTGTTCAAGAAGTGGGGAATTGTTGACGAGTTCCCGGCTTGGGCAAAGAAAATTGCTTTCGGGCAAGACTTCGGTTATACGCATGACCCGTCTGCTTCCATTCGTTGTGGTATCGTTGATAACGCCCTTTACTTGGATGAAGTGGATTACCGTACTGGATTGCTTTCTTCTGACATCATCAAGACTCTTCGCCCGTGGGGATTGAAAGTCATTGCTGACAGCGCAGATCCACGTTTGATTCAAGAGATACACAACGGAGGAATCAAGATATATGCCGTAGAGAAAGGTGCAGGCTCTATCAATGCCGGAATTGACAAAATGAAAGATATGGAGATTTATATAACCAAACGCTCGTACAACTTGCAAAGCGAGTTCAGAAAGTATGTTTGGGCAAAGGATAAGGACGGGAACTATATCAACGAACCGGAAGACCATGACAATCACGGAATAGATGCTGTACGTTACTATGTATTGGGTGAGCTTCTTGGTAAAATTCAGAAGCCGAAAGATTTAACAGGAATATTCACGCATTAAAAATATAAACTATGCCATTGAATTTAGAAGAAATATTAGCATTGCCTGACATCGGGCAGAAGATAAACTACCTGAAGAAAGGTAGGAAGACTGAACTTCCCGACCGTTGCAAACTTTGGGATGATTGGAATTCGGAACGACATGAAATCATGGTTGACAAAAAGAAGTATCCGGACAGAAAGGTTCTTGAAAAAGAAGCTGAGAAACACTTCGATGAAAAAACTGGTAAGACTTATGAAATCGAAGCAAAGTATAAGACTGAACCGGTGAACCGTATCTCCATTCCATTGGAACAAGATATAGTGAACATTCAAACAGCTTTCACGGTCGGCACAGAACCGTCTATGGATTGCACTCCGACTGATGATGATGAAAAGAAGCTGCTGGATGCGGTCAAAGCTGTATTCAAGTCCAACAAAATCAAATATCAGAACAAGAAGATTGTCCGTGCCTGGCTCTCCGAACAGGAAGCGGCAGAATATTGGTATGTTACCGATGATGATTCGTTTTGGGCAAAGTTTTGGAAGAAAATAAAGACTACCTTCGGGGGGAAGGTAAAACCCACCAAGAAACTGAAAAGCGTGTTATGGTCTCCATTCAGAGGTGATAAGCTATACCCGTTCTTTAACGACGAAGGTAAAATGATTGCTTTCTCACGTGAGTACAAGAAGAAGCTCATGGATGATTCGGAGGTCATCTGCTTTATGACTATCACGGACAAAATGGTTTATCAATGGGATTTGTCTAAAGGGTATGAAGAAAGAACGCCTTTTGCTCATGGATTCCCAAAACTACCGGTTCTCTATGCTTATCGTCCAGAACCTTATTGCAAGAAGATAAAGACATCCCGTGTCCGGCTGGAAAAACTGTTATCCAATTATGCTGATTGCATCGATTATCATTTCTTCCCATTGCTGAAGCTAATTGGAGATGTAGAGGGTTTCATGGGTAAGGTTAAGGATAGAATGGTCAAACTTACAGGTGAAGGTGCGGATGCTCAATATCTGACGTGGAACCAAGTTCCGGATACGGTACGTTTTGAAGCAGAAACACTCACCAATATGGCTTATGATATGTCAAACACTCCAAGAATATCCTTTGAAACGTTGAAGGGGGTAGGCAAAGCATCAGGAACCGCTTTCCGTTTTATGTTCATGGGTGCACATATGGCGGTAGAAAATCACGGTGAGGTTATCGGTGAGTTCTTACAGCGGAGAGTGAATTTCATTGTTTCCGCTTTAGGCTCTATCAATCCAACCGAGTTTAGCAAGGCATCGCAGACCATTGACATAGAAACAGAACTGGTTCCATATATGATTGATGATTTGAATGATAAGGTGACTACTGCCGTTTCCGCTGTCAGTGGTGGCATCTGGTCAACGCGTGAGGGAATCATGTTTGCCGGAAATGCTGATAGGGTAGAAGAGGAACTTGCAGAAATCAAGGAGGAACAAGCAGCAAAGAATGAGCAAATCGGAGATAAGGGACAGAAAAACGCCTCTTAGTTAGAAAAATTACGGGACTTATAGTTTTAGTATAAGAAAAATAGTTAGCGGTGGCTTCAAAGAGTTGCCGCTATTTTTTTGCTCTTTTAAATTATAAATATTAGAATATAATTTTGAATTATAGAATTATATATGTATTTTTGTCACACGATAATTGAGTAACCAATGAGAATATTTACCGAACAAGCATTAAAAGAATATGCAGAGAACCATCCCGATTCAAAGGTCGCTTTGCAAGAATGGACTACCATTGTGAAAAGAAGCAAGTGGACCTGTTTTGCCGATATTAAGAAAATGTTTAATAGCGTTGATAATGTAGGTAATCAACACTATGTTTTCAATATCAAAGGCAATAACTATCGTTTGGTAGTAGTGATTAAATTCACTATTCAGTTTGTGTATATTCGCTTTATTGGTACTCATAAAGAATATGATAAAATAGATTGCGCTAATATTTAGAATTATGACAAAGATAGAAAATCAAGCCCAATATGAATGGGCGGTGAAAAGAGTAGAGGAACTTCTTCCATTAGTGAAAGATGATACTCCTTTGAATGACCCAAATAGCATAGAATTGGAGCTTCTTTCTAATTTGGTTGCTGATTATTCCGAAGAACATTTTGCATTGGGAGAACCAACACTTGTGGAGGTTCTTAAACTTCGTATGTACGAAATGGGGCTTAATCAAAAATCACTTGCAAAGTTGGTTGGTGTCAGCCCATCACGATTAAGTGATTATATATCTGGTAAATGTGAACCAACCTTGAAAGTTGCTCGTGAGATAAGCCGGAAGCTAAATATTGATGCAAATATAGTGTTAGGAGTATAAATTCAAAGAATAAACTACTATGGAAAAGAAATATCAAGTGTTTGTTAGTTCAACTTATCAAGATTTGCAAAAAGAACGACAAGAGGTAATGCAGGCTCTTTTAGAACTTGATTGCATACCTGTTGGAATGGAATTGTTTCCAGCAGCCGATGACGACCAATGGACTCTAATAAAAGGGCTTATTAGTGATTGCGACTATTATGTTTTAATAGTGGCAGGTAGGTATGGATCTATAGATAGAAAAACAGGGAAAAGTTATACGCAAATGGAATATGAGTTTGCTGTTGCAGAGGGGATACCTGTAATTTCATTTGTGCACAAAGAACCCGGTAACATTCCTGCATCAAATACAGAAGCTACAGATGAGGGGAAAAACAAATTGAAGATTTTTATTGAATTAGTTGAGAAAAAAATGTGTCAATTTTGGACGTCTCCAGAAGATTTAGGATCGAAAGTAAGCAGAAGTTTAGTGAAATTGATTAAAGCTAAACCTCGTATTGGCTGGATAAAAGCAACTCAGGCATCCTCTTCTGAAGCTAATAAAAAGATTTTAGATTTAAAATTAGAAAATGATAAACTGAAGGATGAAATGGAGAAATTAAAAACAGCTTCGGCATCTCCTTGTGGAAATTTTCAGCAAGGAGAGGATTATTATACAATTTCTTATACACTATATGGCTCAAATGATGATGGCGATGGTGTTCCTGAAACATATAAAATGACTTGGAATGAGCTTTTCGAGTATATCCTTCCTGAAATGATAGATCCTGTTGGCGACTCAGAAATAGATAACATTTTATGTTCTTTTTTACAATATATATCCTCTTTGAAGTATTCTAATGTGCCTATAGAAGAATTAGCTGCAGAAATCTCAAACAGTGATTTTAAGAAGATAAAAATACAGATGTTAGCTTTAGGTATTTTGCATCCGGTTAAAAATAGATTGCAAACGGGAACAAAGTGGAAATTATCTGAATATGGCTATAATTTAATGATTAAATTGATTGCTTTAAAAAAATAATATTATGGCTTGCTTCCACTAGGAAGTATAAAAGATTCATGGCGTGACAGCGATCACGCCTTTTTTTATGTCATTTCACGACAATCGTTTCATTGTCGTGTATCGCCTATCTAATAATTTCTCATCCTCTTCATTAATAGCGAAATTTACCGTATGAAATTATAATTCAAATTCATACGGTATGACAATCTTAGAACAAATCTTGGCAGGGCTGCAACAGAAGTTTACTGGGGTGGACACTGCTATCTTAACCCGAATTGCCACTAAGAAGGCAGAGGGTGTAACGGACGAGACAAAGGTAAACTCCATTGTTGAGGGTATCGGTTTTTCGGACGTGCTTAATTCCTATGGTGATTTCCGTGCTGGGGATGCTTCCAAGACCGCAGTTTCCAACTACGAGAAGAAGCATAACCTTAAAGACGGTAAGCCAATCGAGACTACCACAACCACCAAAACGGAAGAGGATAAAGACGATGTGCCTGCATGGGCGCAAGCTTTAATTGACTCCAACAAGAACCTTTCTGATAAGCTAACACAGTTTGAAACGGAAAAGGCTCAAGCAACACGTAGCCAGCAGATTTTGGCAAAGGCAAAAGAGTATGGTATTCCCGAAAACTACGCCAAACGATGCGCCATTAAGGACGATGAGGACTTGGACGCATACTTCAAGGACTTGAAGCAGGAGTTCGCAAATGACGGCTTCAAAGGCGTAACCCCTCCCGAATCAGCGGAAGCGAAGATTGAGAAAGAATCTGAATCTATCGCCAAGATGATTGATGAGGGAACGAAAACAATTGTTGAACAAAACAAGAATTAATTATGTCAGCAGGATTTAAGTATGACTTGGTTCCGCCCGTTGAGCAAGAGGAACGCTACGATGTCCAGACCGGCATTCGTAGACGTGGTCCGTTCAAACTTGATACGCAGAACCTGGTAGTGGGAAGTTTTCTTCCCGGATTTACACCGATTTATGCAGACTTGAAAAACAAGTTCGCTTATGCGGTAATCAATGTGAGAGTTGTGGAAGCTTATACCACTGGTGGAGAGGCTTTGTCTATCAAAGTAGCCAAGAACTCTTTGGCTTATGTGGGTATGTTTGTCGGAAGCGGTAAGAAAGGTGCAGAAGTAACGGCAATTGATAAGTCTAATGCCGGTTATGATGTATTGACTATTAAGGCTGCTTTTGGTGAGAATATCGCCAAAGATGCCGTATTATTCAATGCGGTTGCAGTTGATGGTTTAAAACAAAAGCATGTAGCTAATTCGGCTCTGTTTAACCGTACAAAGGTTGAGGACGGAATCACATTGGTTTCATTGCTTCGTACAGCCGCAGAGATTGAACCTTCAAAATTGGTTATGCCGTTCTCTGAGAACGATAAAGCCAACATGAAGGGATGGTTTGAGTTTAACGAGTAAGGAGGTAGGATATGTTTTTAACGATTCAAACATTATTCGATGATGCGAACATCGTTTCCGCTATCATCAGACGTGTGAACCAGACACGCAAGGACACAATCTATTGGCAACAGTATCTTACTTTCCGCAGAGTAACTACTCGTGTGTTCAAGGATTATATCGGTTCTGTAACCGGAGTTATGGCCGGCTCTATCAATTCACGTTTTGGAGAGAAACCCATTCGTGAACGCAGGAATATCGGTTCAGGATATGGTGAGATTGCCTATTTGGGTGATGCTTATCAGATGTCTATTGACCGTCTTTCCGAATTGCAGGATTTGATTGACAAGTTCAATGCAGCTAAGCCAGCCGACCAAAAGGCTGCAATGGAAGAGATTGTAAACTTCTTGGCAGACGACTACCGTCAGATTACCCTTGCTGCCCACAAGCGTATGGATATTATTGTCGGTGCGCTGTTGATGCTTGGTGAAGCCACCGTTTACAACAAAGACGCTGCAATCACTTCCGGTCAGACCAATAATAAACTGCTGGAGATTACCCTTCCGTTCAATTTTATCAAGCCGAAAAGTGGAGATGTGGTTGTGGACGGAAAGAATATGTTTATCTCTTATTTGAGAGAGAAACTTCATTCCTTGGCACCGGACTATGGCGTTTATGCCAAGATGATAATGACCCGTGCATCTTTCAACAAGCTTATTCTTGGTTCATCTGAATTTGGTGAGCAGTACAAGATGATTCTCGGCAGCAACGAAATGAAGTTGAGTACGGGATTGGTTTCCTCTTCTTTGGCTTCCGAAGTGTTCACCGGCATCGGTCTGCCTCGCATCGAAATCAAGGAGGACTATGTGAAAGACCAGACGGGAAAAAACGTGCAGATTTACGCGGATAACCGTATTACTCTGTTGCCTTCTGACAACATTGGTTATATGCGCCATCATACCCCGTATGAAGCGACAGACCCGGTACAAGGACGTACTTATATCCCGTCAGAGGGGCAGATGCTTATCTCCAACTACCGTGACAAAAACGGTCGCTACATGGAATATACGGCAGAGTGGATTCCGCAGATTTCCAATCCAGATTTGATAACCAATTTCGATTTGAGCGAAATTGCATCCATCCAATCAGCATAAGGAGGTAGGATATGAAAGTAAAGGTTATATCAGTTTTCCGCGACAAGTTCACCGGAAAGTATTATACTCCCGGTGAAGTGATTGAAGTCGGTGAGGAAGCCCGTGTGCTGGATATGGAGAGTCGTAAACTCGCTGAACGGGTTGAAGCAAAACTTCCCGAAGTGAAAGCACCTGAAGAAAAGAAGGAGGTGAAAATCTCCCTCTTTGAGAAAGAGTTCGAGAAAAAGACTTTGGTTGATGCTTTGAAGTCCATCGGCGTACAGGCTTCCGGCAATATGAAAGAGGAAACTCTTTTGTCTAAGGTTTCAGAACTGGATGAAGAATCAACAGCCAAACTGAAAGAAGCATTAGGTATCGAGTAAAAGGATAGGGTAGCGCTTCTACCCTTCCATTGTCTAATTTTATAAATCAGAAAAGAAATGAAGAATTTTATTTTTGCCATGTGTGGCTTTTTAATGATGTCTTTGGTTTCGTTGAGCGTGCAGGCAGCAAGTGTGGAATCTCCCAAGTGTGAATATGTGAATCCATCGGTTAATGCCGGTTTACCAGATATTCAGTTTATCACTTTGGAAACGGCTCCGGCTGATTGTGTTGTACTGACCATGACGCATCCCGTGTTTTTGGTTGCAAATAACCCGGCTATGATGTGTTTGATAAAAGAGGGAATAGCTATTCAAGGGGTACGAATTAATGTTCCCAAATGTCCGTTCAGATACATCTATAAATCAAAGTATTGTACGCATTATAGCTATACCGCATATAGTAAACTGATTACACCATATTGAATGATAGCAGCCATGAGTAACAAGGAGTTTGTATTAAGCGTATTTGATAAGAACACCCCGTCTAATCTTGTAGTTGAAAATATACTTTCAAGAACGGGATTGGATGGCGAAGAACCTTTTGCCGAGGAAAATAGGGCAAGATTAGAGGTCGCTTGTGCCAAGCAAATTCCGTGGATGATACAAAATCCATCTTCGGTCAGCGAAAGCGGATTTTCTGTGTCTTGGTCTAATCATGTTGATAGCCTAATGAAATTGTACTCATGGCTGTGTAAACAGTACGGTTTGAAAGACGAACTGGGTAACAAACCTAAAGTGACTTTCTTATGATATTCGCTCCACACATATTGCAGGTAAAAGTTATCACCCCGATGGATAAGGATGAGTTTGGCAGACCTATTCCCGGTACCGGTGGTGAATACTGGCAGGAGGTATGTAAGTGCCGTTGTGATGACAACACGACCAAGGAGTTTAAGTCAGAAAACGGCTCAGTATATCGCCCTAACTATCATGTAGTATGTGAGAAAAGAATTACTGTCAAGGCTGGCGATGAAGTACGTTGCATGGATGGTGATGGCGTAAGAGGTCAAGGCGAAGTCTACACGGTAAAGAGTACAAACTACTTTAACTACTCGGAATTATGGATGTAGATTTCGATTTCTCAGATGTCGACTCCTTTTTCGATGAAGGAGAATGGGAGGTCGAAAAGAAGATGATTGATGTAGGCGATGAAGCCGTGAAGTACGCGGAGGAACATGGCGATTATCAAGACCACACACTCACTTTGAGAACGTCCAATGATTACGATGTCGATAAAGACGGTTTGACATTGAAAAACGAAGCGGAATACGCATCATTCGTAGAATCTAAAGGGTATGATGTTTTGAGTAGTGCTGCTTTATATGCGGAGAAACGATTAAAAGAAGAATTTGAAAAATGAAAAAGTACATTGGAACAAAACAGATTGAAGCAGAACCTATGACAATGGGCGAAGCTGACAAAAACTGCCTTATTGCAGTGGGTGAAAGATTGTCAAAGGAAGAACAGTCCATCGAAGGTTATCATACCAAATATGATGATGGTGTTGAATCATGGCTTCCTAAAGATGTGTTTGAAAAGGCATACAAAGTAGCTGATACATTTAAGGACCGTTTAGCTATTGAGCATGGAGAATTGGTTGAACGCTGTAATAAACTGAACGAATTTATTATGACCGATAAGTTTGAAACTATTGTCACCGACCCAAATCAACGTGAGTTGCTGAGAGAACAATATGATTTGATGCTTCGGTATCAGGCGGTATTATCTAAACGTATTCAATCCTTATAATTATGAAGTACAGAAAGAAACCTGTAGTAATAGAAGCTGTCCAGCTTAAAGTAGATAATTTCGATGCTGTATGTGATTTCATGGGTGGAACTCCCGTACCGAAACACAATCCCGATTTCGGTATAGATGAGCATGGCAACACCAACGAGCCTTATCTTGGAGTGTACATCGAAACACTTGAAGGCAAAATGCTTGCAAGCTATGGCGATTACATCATCAAGGGAGTAAACGGTGAGTTTTATCCTTGTAAGCCGGATATCTTTGAGAAAACATACGATAAAGCCGACGATTCATCCGTAATGTGCTTCGGTGATGCTATCGAAGTGTTGAAACAAGGTGGAGCTGTTCGTAGAAGTGGTTGGAACGGTAAAGGTTTGATGGTATTCAAACAAGTGCCAGCTCATATCGAAAGCGACATCATCCCTAAGATGCAATCGCTTCCCCAATCGGCAAAAGACCTTATTCTGAAAGGTAAGGGATTCATTGACTATACCAGTCAATGCCTTATCTACAACGAGAACACAGGACGCGCTGATTCATGGGTTCCGTCTATCAGTGATGTATTTGCAGAAGATTGGGAGATTGTGGAATGATAGTAACTACCGACATAGGAAACATTCTCTATCGGGACTGCAAGGCTTTCGGAATAGATATAGTGCCTGATGGTGAAACGTTGACGGGTGAATTGAAGTCCGAAAGGATTGTCATCCACACGAAGAAACAACAGCCGGGAAAGTATTGGAAGAAGTCTTTCGCAGAAGTGAATCTATGTGTACCCAATTTAAGCGAGAATGAAGCGAACACAATCCGGCTTAACGAACTTGAAAGAAAGGCTGGCAAGCTGCTTGATGATGTAGTAAGTACCTATGACGGTACAACCTATCGTTACTCTATCGAATCAATTGGCACGGAAGCGGATACAGCTTTGAAATGCCATTACGTGAATGTGAGAATTTTATTTAAAGTAATAAATGTAAAATTATAGGATTATGATTTCAGCAGTAGGAATAAAAAGAATCTTGTTTGCCGATATTGATAAGGTAACGGCAGACATTACCCCCGAAATCGCAAAGACTTTGATTCAAGCCGCTATCAAAGCGAAAGATGAGGTTTTGAATGTACACGGGGAAACGTGGCAGATTGAGGAAACGGAAGCCTCCGTCACTGGGTACAAGAACCAATTAACGGGAAAGAATTACCGTTTCGATGATGTGCCGGGAGAAGTATCACCCACTTTCTCTATCGGACAATATGACTGGAAGACAAAGAAAGCGTTCATGGGGGGCGATGTTATTCAGGCAACATCTAAAGATGTGGGTTGGAAGCGTGCTTTAGACAAAGTTATTATCAACAAAGCATTGTTCTGTCTGACCGATGATGATGTCTGGTTCATCTTCCCAAAATGCCGTATTGTTTCCCGTGAAGCCAATACGGATAAGGCAATTGCAATCGCTGTAAAAGGCTTGGTGCAGGAACCGGGAATTGAAGGTGTTTCTTCTGAGTATAACTACGAAGAGGGGCAGATTAAAGCTTTGCAGGCATGAACTATAGTAACCATTGTACCTACTCCTTCCGATGCGACCGTAAAGCTGGACGGTGTAACGGTCAAGTCAAAGCAGGTGAATGCTGGAGCTACCGTTCACTATGAAGTGTCGAAAGTGGGGTACGTCACTCAGTCAGGAGATATTAAAACCACTCCTTCTGAAGTTGATACCACTCTTAAAAAAGAGATAACATTGGTAAAAGTACAAGAGTGATAACCGGGGGATGGGTATATACCATTCCCCCTTTTAGTTTAAGAATATGAATCAAGCAGCAAAAACGGTTTCTGATGCTTTGTTAGGGCTGGATTTCATGAATGTGGAGATAGGAGGGATGGTTTATACCATTAAACCTCCTACAATTAAAATTATCTGTCGTGCCATTCATCATTTTTCCAATATCGGCATGACTGGAGATAATGTCATGGAAGCTATTAAAGAACTTCCTGAAGCTACTGAAGATATGCTGAAAGGTATTTCATGCTTCATCTGCGGAAATGATAGTTTGGTCAAAGAATTGGAGAACGGCACTTTTGAAGAAGTCAAAGATGCCTTGGAAGTCTGTTTCTCTATGATGGATATTTCGGCTTTTCAGTGTGTCAGCTCGATGAGGAACGTGTCGATGCTGGCAGCAAAACCGAAACAGTAGGAAACACAACGTTCTTCGGGCAGATAGCCCATTTGATTGACACGCTGCATCTGAGTTATACAGAAGTGTTTGAGATTATCCCTTATCGGAATCTGCTGATGATGCAACGGGATAAATTACACGCAGTATATGGTGGTCAGAAGGTGAATAGAATCAGTGGTAAGGAATTGGCTAATCGTAGGAAAAAGAAATAGATATGGCGAAATTATATTTTAAGGTAGGTAGTGACTGGGAAGAAGTTGTAAGACTTCGTAATGAAATTGCAAAATTAAAGCAGGAGTTAATGAGCATGGATGGCACGCAGTCTCCTGCTGCTTTCAAGGCTTTAAATGCCCAACTTGCTGCATCCAACCAAAGATTGGATGAGTTGGTGACTAATGCAGCCAAAGTTGGAGCAGAGATGGATACGGGATTCAAAAGGAAAATCTTCGATGCTTCTCAGGTCGTGAATGGATTCACAGAGAAGATTCTTGCTCAAAAAGCGGTAGTTAAGGATATTGAAGCGGATGTAAAACGCCTTGGAGATGCTTATCGTATAGCATTGAAAAGGAATTCGTTATCAGCAAATAGCAAGTTAGAAGAATACAATGCTGCCCGCAAAGCTCTTGATGAAGAAAAGGCGGCTTTATTTGGATTAACCCAACAACAAGCCGAAGCGCGTCTTTCCGTAAAGAAACTCCGTGATGAATATACACTTTATAAGAATGATGGGAGACAAGTAGTAGAAACTAACGAAGGTATCGCTATATCTTGGAAAAAAGCATTGGCGGTTATTGGTGGTGCTGGAGTATTAAAGGCATTAGGTTCTGAAATGATTCGTGTTCGTGGAGAATTTCAATCCATGCAGACCGCTATTGAGACTATGGTTGGAAAGGATATGGCAGGGCAACTGATTCCGCAAATCAAGGAGCTGGCTAAGATTTCTCCACTTACTATGTCAGATATGGTTGGAGCAGAAAAGATGATGCTTGGATTTAACATACAAGCAGAAGACACTATCAAATACTTGAAAGCCATTAGTGATATTTCTATGGGGGAATCCAGTAAGTTCAATTCGCTGACTTTGGCATTTTCACAGATGTCAGCAGCGGGTAAACTTATGGGGCAGGATTTGAATCAAATGATAAACGCTGGATTCAACCCGTTACAGATTATCTCCGAAAAGACCGGAAAATCTATCGCAACTTTGAAAGATGAAATGTCCAAAGGTGCTGTTTCCGCTGAAATGGTTCAACAGGCATTCATTGATGCAACTTCCGCAGGTGGTAAGTTCTATAATATGTCTGAGAATGCTTCAAAGACTATCAATGGTCAGTTGTCTATGATGCAGGATGCTTTGGATTCCGTGTTTAACGAATTGGGAACAAAGTCGGAAAGTGTTATCATGGACGGTATTCAAATGACAACTTCGTTGATTCAGAATTATGAAACAGTAGGTAGGATCTTGGCTGGATTAGTGGTTACTTATGGTACATACCGGACCGCAGTGATGCTTGTTACTGCTGCCGAAAGTAAACATACTCTTGTGGAGATTGGACTTACCAATGCCCGTTTATTGGCACGAAAGGCGCAGTTAGCTTTAAACGCTGCAATGCTTACCAATCCTTATGTAGCTTTAACTGTCGTTATCGGTGGGCTTGCTACTGCAATGTGGGCAATGTCTGATAGTGCAACTGCTGCGGCCCGTGCTCAAAAAGAATATAACGGCATTAAAGATGTAGCATTTAAAAAAGAACAGGAACACAAGCTGAAAATCGAAGAATTATTGATGGCTGCTCGTGATGAGAGTTTGGCTACTCTTACTCGGCAAAAATCATTAGAAGAACTTCGTAAAGAATACCCTAAAATTTTCGAACAATACGATATTGAAAAGCTAAAGTTGGAGGATATCTTAAAGTTGAAGCAAAAAATAAACGAAGAAGATTCAAGGCGTTCTGTTCAAGGCAGGAGAGATGATTATAATGCTCTAAAACAAACGATTGCTAACCAACGGAGATATTTGCAGCTATTTGATAATCCCGATTTACGGAAGAATATGTCTGATTCCGATAAAGAAATATGGAAAATGTTTTCTGGTAATCAGTCATACGTACAGGTGCGTGAGCAAATGGAGAAAAACTCTGAACTTTTAAAAAAGTATCAGAAAGACATGTTGGATGATAATATTTCCGCTTACAAATCCAATCTTAAAAACTATTCTAAAGAGAAGCTTGAAGCGGAATTGAAACTTGCTCAATCGTCTGCATCCAAACGCAATGGTTTTGTTGTAAACGGGATGATGGTTAAAGGTGGAGATTTAGAAAGCATTATTTCTTCAATTAATGGAGCGTTGGCTAAAAAGAAATCCCCTACTACTTATAAGCAGGATTATGAGAAAGCGAAGAAAGACTGGGATGATGCTAAGAAGAAACTTTCTGAAATAGAAAAGGATAAATCTAAGTTTACCTCAAAGCAGTATGAAGAGGCTAAGAAACGGGCGGAAACAACTGAAAAAGCCTATAAAAATTTAGGTGGTATTACCGGAAGTTCATTAACCAAGCAGGAAAATCAAGCCAAGAAGGAAGCCGGCAAAAAGTTAAAGCAGCAAGAACAGCTTGCCGAACAACTTCTCTCCCTCCGCCGTAAGAACCAGCAGGATGAAATCAACCTCATGGCTGATGGAACAGAAAAGAAACTGGCTCAGATTGACTTGGACTATCAGAAAGAACTGGATGCCATCCGTAAGCAAGAACAGGAATGGAGCAAGGCTAATGGTGGCAAGCTGACAAAGGAGCAGTCTGTACAAATATCCCTTTCGTATTCGCAGGCAGAAAGTAAGCGTGACAAATCAATTTCCGATTTGAATAAAGAAAAGTTTGAATCCGACAAAAAGGCTTGGCAGGAATACTTCATCGAGTTTGGCAACTATCAAGAGAAACGAAAAAACCTTGTGCAGAAGTATGATGATGAGATAGCCAAGCTGCACACAGATAGTCCTGAATACGCTATCAAGGTAGCCGAAAAGAATCAGGCTGTAGAACAACTGGATGAACAGTTTGGTCACTCCGCAAAGGCAATGGCAGACCTCTTTGAAGACGCTGGCAATAAATCGGTATCCGCCATTCAGACTATTATTGACAAGTATGAAACACTTGTCAAGTACATGTCTGGTACAAAGGAAAGTGACGGAACGAATGTTACACTTGACGAATTGAAAGCACTCGGATTCACTGATAAGGATATTGAAAAGATAGAAAAGGGTGAAATCTCCATAAAGGATGTAACGGATGCAATCAGGGGGCTAAAGGATGAGCTGAAAGGCAAATCACCGTGGCAGGCTTTCGTCTCTGACCTGGAGAAAGGGATAGAAGCCATAAAAAAGGGTGGCAACGATTCCAAGAAAGTCGGTCAAGGCATCACCGATATAGGAAATGCTGTAACGTCTTTTGCTCCTGCGCTGGGTGAGTTCGGCACTAACATCGCCAATATATTCGGTGCCAGCGATTCCGCTATAACAGGAATTACCGATGCTTTAGGGGGATTGGGCACTACAGCCGCCGGTGTCGGTCAAATTATGTCCGGTGACATTGTGGGTGGTGCCATGAGTGCTGTCAGTGGAGTATCATCTGTTGTGTCTGCCCTTGACGGTCTGTTCGGTGCAGACTATTCTTATTATGACGAGATGGTAGAGCAATATAGCCTATTGAACGATATTTGGGATGAACTGATAGACAAAAAGTTGGAATACATCAACACATCTTACGGGGCTGAAGCTAATAAGGTAGGAGAGGAAGCCTTAGAATTGGCGGAAAAAAGTATTGAGAGTTACCGTATTCTTGGTAAAGAAAGACTGAACGCAGGTTCATCAGCCGGTTCCCACTCCATAGGTGTGCGAATTCGCAAGGGAATGTCCGAACAGGGATGGGAAGAAGCACGCAAAGCTCTTAATGACGAACAGTGGTTTAAAGAAATCTCAACCGGAAGAATGGAAAGCCTGTTTGACCTTTCTACCGAACAATTGGAGAGACTTAAATCGGAAGCACCTACTTTTTGGGCTAAATTAGATGAGGATGTTAGAAATTACCTTGATAAAATTATCGATGGGGAAGAACGCATTGAGGAAATTCATAATCAGATAAACGAGCAGCTTACACAAATCACATTCGATGGTGTGTACAGTAACTTTATAGATACCTTAATGGATATGAAAGCATCATCCAAAGATGCTGCCGAAGACATATCGGAATATTTCATGCGAGCTATGCTCTCCGAGCAGGTAGGCGCACTCTATCAGGACAAGCTAAAGAAGTGGTATGAGAAATTCGCAAAGGGTATGGAGGATGGTTCTTTGACGGAATCCGAAAGAAATGCGCTGAATGCTGAGTATATGGGCTACATTGAAGAAGCCATGAAACTGCGTGACGAGCTTGCCGCAGCAACCGGATATGATAAAATTTCGCAAGAATCAACATCGCAGTCAGCTTCATCCAAAGGCTTTCAGGTAATGAGTCAAGATACCGGCGAAGAGTTGAACGGGCGGTTTACTGCTTTACAAATATCCAATGAGGAGATAAAGAACCAAAATACTATTCAATCCCAATCTCTCAATCTTCTTACAGCGAAAGCGGATGCCATCCTATCCATAAATACGGAAACAAGGAATATCGCTGATGATACGCGAGATTTGATAGCACAATCTTATCTTGAATTGGTACAGATTTCGGAAAATACAGGAGCTATTGTAAAACCAATCATTCAAATTCAGAAAGATATGGCAGAAGTGAAAAACAATACATCTAAATTATAAACTATGTCAGATTTATTGATAAATACCCAAGACGCCTACACAACATGGGGGGTAAGAATGGGAGAGGGCTTTCTTGATGTACTTGGGGCATCATCACCCATGAAAGAATTTATAGAAAATAAGTCCCGGTTAGAACATGGAAAACGTGTGATAATCAATAATCCTAAAGTCGATGAAAGGGAAATAACTCTTTCGTTTGCTATCGAGGGTAGTTCTCGGTCCGATTATCAATCAAAGAAAAAAGCTTTCTTCGATGAGCTTTATAAAGGCAAGGTTGATATTCAAGTCCCGGCTAATAGTAGCGAGATTTATCATCTGATTTATCTCGGCAAAAGTATCACTTACGCACAGAGTTTAGACCGAACTTTTGGAAAAATTTCAGCCAAGTTCAACGAACCGAATCCGGCAAACAGAACCTAATTCACGACATTGGTTCTATTGTCGTGTATGTGAGTGCTCAAAATTGGGCACTCTTTTTTTTATCCCCGAACTTTGAAGACATGGAACAAATCGACATCAAAGACATATCCGGTGCTATCCAGCTTACAACTCTGATCAATGAAGGTTGCAAGCGTAAGTTCACTCTGATGAAGGAGGACCACATCATATTAAAGTTCTCCTTGGAGAGTCCCATATATTTCAAACTTGGTTCATACGTGGAGTGCGACTTCGGGCTGTTCGAGGTGTGTGACTTGCAGAAGCCCGCGTTCAACACCGATAACGCAGGCTACGATTACGAATTAAGGCTTGATGCCTATTACTGGAAATGGAAAAACAAAATCTTTAAATATACCCCCGAAGTGTCCGGGCAGGAAGCGTCCTGGAATCTGACTGCCCCGCTTGACGTACAAGCCGGTATAGTCCTTAGAAATTTGAAAGCTCTTGGTTATGCGTATAAAGGTCAGGATTTTGTTTTCTCCATTGACAGCACTGTAGAGAATAAGGCGCTACTGATGACTTATGACAACATCAACATCCTTGACGCCTGTTTTGAGATGGCGAAGAAATGGGATTGCGAATGTTGGGTGACTGAAAACATCATCCATTTCGGACGTTGTGAGTCTGGCGATGCGGTTAACTTTGAAATCGGGGTGAACGTTGTAGAGATGTCACGTTCCGATTCCCAATCGACCTACGCCACCCGAATCTATGCATTCGGCTCAACAAAGAATATCCCATCTGACTACCGCCCCGTTGATGAGACTGTAGTGCTGAACGGCGTTGTGCAAAAACGCTTAATGTTGCCCGACGGAACTCCGTACATAGACGCTTATCCTGATATGACTACCGAGGAAGCCATTGAACAAGTGGTTATCTTCGATGAAGTCTATCCCCGAAGGGTCGGCACCATGTCGGATGTCACAACTATTGAGGTGACAGACAAGGTGGAGAATGAGGACGGCACAACCACCGAGGAAAAATGGAATGCCTACCGCTTCAAGGATACCGGCATTACCTTCTCAAAGGACTATATCCTCCCCGGTGAGGAATTGAAAATCATTTTCCAATCCGGCAAGTTGAATGGTATGGAATTCGCTGTAACATTCGACCCTGACAATAAGAATGAACAACTTTGGGAAATAGTCAGAAATGAGAACTACGGCAGACCGCTTCCGGACGGAGTGCTTATTCCTGAGAATGGGGATACTTATATTCTATCCGGTTGGGACAGTACGAAAATAACCGAACTGGGGCTCGTGGGTGCCGCCGAACAAGAGCTGAAAGGCGAAGCGGAGAAATCTGTAGCCAAATCCAAGATAGACCCTTCTACATATAACTGTAAGATGATGTCGGATGTCGCATACAGTGAGGACGGAGTGCACAATCTCTACGGCATCGGTCAGAAGGTTAACTTAATCAATAAGGCTTATTTTGAGAACGGAAGGCAGTCAAGGGTTATCGGATACGAGTTTAATCTTGACTATCCTTATGATTCTCCGATTTATACAGTAGGGGAGACGGCAGCCTACTCGCGTATAGGGGACCTCGAAGGCAAGATAGAATCTCTTACCCTGAAAGGTCAGACTTATACAGGCTGTTGGGGCAGTGGGGTTTATCTGATTAAAAGAAATGATTCCACACCGGCTACCGACAATAATGCATTCTCGGCTCTGCGCGCGCTCACTGAGTTCATCAGTAAGAAAAAGGATGATGTCGTACAAGGGATTATCACTTTCATGAAAGGCTTGCGTATCGGCAAGTTCGTTACCGGCATGCTCGGCGGACGTGGCGCCTCCATGTGGCTTGATGAAAACGGGAAATCAATCCTTGAAATAGACAGGATTCTTGCCCGTGAAGAGCTGATTGTTCCCAAAATCACATTCAACTGCATTGATGTGATAGCCGGTGACAAAGCAAACACATTTGCCTACGGTACCATTAAGACCGTAGACAGGGAAAAACGCATTGCCACGCTTGACCTGCTGGACGACCAGTGGGGAACGCTGCACGTCAACGACATCTGTCGTGGCGTCTTCCACAATTTGGAAGGCAGCAACGAAGAGCAGACCCTGTTCGACAAGAACGGCTTCATGGGATACTCCGGCTTTGCCACTTCATATTTTACTCCCACCCGGATTGTTGAAAGCAAAGCCGGGCTGATGAGCTTCGAATACAACCTGCAAGTGGGCACCGGCGTACACCCCATGCCCGGGATGAACTTCTTCGCCTACGGCAATTTTACCGACAAGGAGCGTCAGTCCATCACCTACGAGAACCGCTACTACAAGCGTATCCTGGAGGGAGTGGATACCTGGCAGATTGACCCCGACAAACATATCATGTACCAGTCCGGGCTGCTGGACGGCACTACCATCGGCGGCATGGAGATGCACGGTCACGGGACGTTCCAGAAGAACGGTTACATGACCGGCGTGCATATCCAGTTCACTCCCGACCAGGTGGACCAGCTCACTGCATACAGCGTCAACCTGTCCAGCTACGAGGGTGTTGTGACAGTGGACGAAGAGGGCAATATCATCAACGGGGCAAAGACCGTGCAGAATGTGACCGCAGGCGGCAGGAACGTAATAGGCGGAGAAGAGAATGTGGTGGCGACCGGCTTCCGCCTTTCCACCCGCGTGCAGGCTTTCAAGGGCGAAAAGGAACTGGTTTACTCGGAAACCTTGAAAGCCGGCGCGTTCATGGTGTCAATCGAGCCTGTCGGCTGCACTGCGCACGTGGAGAACGGGGTTGTCATTGTGGATGGGCTGACCGACCTTGGCGGCATGAGCATCGGCATCACAGTGAACTGCGAAGGAAACGCATCATTCCTGAAAACCTATACCATCAATGTCAACCAAAACGGATGGAACATCATATCGGCGGACCTGTCAAACGAAATGTGCGCCGTACATTGCGACACCTATGGCAACGTGCTGAACGGACTGCCCTGCACGACTGTTGTCAGCATGTGGTATGGCACGCGCCGGCTTGGATTGGACAGGATAGAAGTGGAAGCGTCTGAGGGTGTCAGTGTATCCAAAGATGTGGAAACAGGCGTGATTACCGTCACCGCTATTCCGGCAGTGCCCGGCAGCAGGGTTATCACCATCCCGGTACGGGCATACGCCACGTTTGCCGGTGAACAATATTCCAAGCCGGTGCAGTTCGGCATCACGAAGCTGACGGACGGGGACCCTGCTGTCATTTACGACCTGCTCCCTTCTGAAAGCTCCATCAAAAAGAATTCGGACGGTTCGTGTTCCGTGTCTTCCATTACGTGCGTGCTCCGCAAGACGGACGGGAAGAATGCGCCTGTACGTGTAACCGTCCTGCCGGATGGTTATGCCATGATGCGTAAGATTGATGACGGGGAAGAGGTTGCCTACGCCATCGGAAGTCCGCTCTCCGTAACGTCTGCCGGCACAAGCATTACATTTTCCCTTTATTGCAACGGACAACCTGTAGACCGTGAAACGATTCCCGTGTTGACAAACGGCGAGGACGGGAAGCCCGGGCAGCCTGGGCATGACGGCGAAGATGGCAAACCCGGTGAAGACGCCTGCTATTATAGCATATCTCCTGCCCAAATGACCATCGGTCAGAAGATAACAGGCTCACTGGACCCTTCATCTTTTGTCTGCACCTGTTACAAGAACAGTAATAATACCCAGGCGGCAGAGTCCGCCCAATGGTACATATACCGGAGTAACGATAACGAATCATGGTCGCAGTATGCCACCGGTTCTTCCTATTCGACCACATTCACGGTCTCCGTGTCCTCTTCGTACAAGTATTATAAGATTGTGGCAAAACCGTTCAGCAACATTGAGTGTGTGGCTTATGCGCAGATAGTATCGGACGGAGAAGATGGGGACCGCGGACCACAGGGTCCGCAAGGTCCTGCCGGCGACCGCGGACCTTCGGGTTCCATGCCGCGCTACCGCGGCACATACAAATCGTCCGAGACTTATGTTTACAACAGCGAATACCGCGATATCGTGATATATAACGGCAATGCCTATATTGTCAAGCCGTACGGATATTCCGGTTCTGCCACCCCCACCAACACCTCTTATTGGGAACAGTCCAACAAGTTCAGCTTCGTGGCGATGGATACCGCCCTGATTGACGGAGCCAACATTGCCGGGTTCATGTTCAAGAGCCAGAAGATGCAGTCGCAGAGCGGCACGCTTACGCTGGATGGAATCAACGGGTCAATTGATGTGAGTAAAGGTACTATCGGCGGGTTTACGATTTCGAATAATTCCTTGTCGGTATCCGGGAACAATGCTTCCATTAAATTCGAGATCAGCGGATATAACTTCCTCCGGCTGAACGACCCTTCAAGCAGCGCATTCTTGGCTGCCCGTGCCGATGGCAGGACGGCGGCAAGTTTCAGCACTTATGGTTCCAGTAATTTGTCCATTGCCTTGGAGCTGCTATGTAACGCCGGCGGCTTCGGGTACGCGTTGAAGTCAAGAGGCAACGCGGAAATTGTTGCACGAAGCGGAGAGTTCGTCCGGATAAACGGATTGGCACTTAATGCGATTGAGGTTTCATCCTCGTATACTGTCAAAAGCAGCGATGATCTGATTGTATGTAAGAATACTTCTTCGATTACTGTCAGCCTGCCTTCTTCCGCAACCATGTGGAAGGGGAAGATTGTATTCATCAAGCCTGCCAATACCGGGAATATAACCATGAGCGGTTCCATACGGGAAGCCAACAACAGAAATCCGGTCGGTTCGACATCGATCAAGGACAACCATTTCCGGGGCTTTATGTATGACGGATATTATTGGAATGAAATGTATTTATCAATTTAAGAAAGAGATTATGAAAATAAATTTTAGAAAATTCCCGATGTATGCAAACATACGCAAGGACATGGTTGTGGAGCGGGACATAGCGGAAGAGTATGCCGATTCCATCTACAGGAACATTCCCGGAATATCGGCGCACGTGCTTGCCGAGAAGATATTTCGCTCCACCGGGGAAACCGAGCTTGACGATACCGAAGTGGACACCATATTAAGCAGCATAGACCTGTTCCCCGGAGTATTTGCCGATTCCATGAAGGATTATATCGGAAAACATAAACAGATACCGCCATGTCGCAAGGGATGAATGATATAGACATAAAGGATTTTACCCCTGTGTCCGGTGTCGGCGGGAATGATAACATACTGCTGGTCCTGTCTTCCGGGGTAAACGGGCGTATATCGGTTGCGCTGTTCAAGGCGGCGGTGTCTGACAGCCTGAAACCTTCCATCCGGGATGGCGTATGGTGGGTGGGAGACATCGGCACCGGAGTAGTCGCAGAGGGCAAGACGCCGGAATTCCGCAAAACAGAGACCGGCATTGAGTACAAGTATATTCCCGACCCCGACACCACATGGCGGCTTTTGGTTGACATAGCCGACATCAAGCTCCGTTTCGAAGACCTGACCGAAGATGAGGTGCGCATGCTTATTCCCCACCTGAAGGATTTTACTCCCGAAGAGATTGCCGAATTGCAACGCCCGGCTGCGGAGATGATCGCGAAGCTGGAGGATACCGACCGCACGGTGTCGTCCAATGAACAAACACGCATCAGCAATGAAAACGCACGAATCGGTAATGAAAACATCCGTAAACGACAGGAGAACGACCGCATATTGTTTGAGAACAAACGTGCCGAAGCGGAAACTGCCCGCGAGAAAGGATTTAAAGAATCCACAAAGAAAGCGGAAGAAGCGGCTGCGGCTGCGCAAAATCAAGCGGATCGCGCACAAGCCTACGCCGACAACCCGGCGAAGATCGGGGGAAACGGCAACTGGTGGGTGTGGGATGAAGAAACCGGCGAATACCGCGACACCGGCACTTTCGCCCGCGGAGATATAATGTTCGCCGCCTTCGACATCGACATAGCCAAGGGGGAACTCGTCTGTACCACCCCTGACAAATATACCGGTCCTGTTTTCACGTTGGATGACGGTGAACTATGTTTAACAATTAACGGATAAAAGGCGATATGGCAAAAACAATATTGGGAAGGGTGACTTTCATCCCGCGCGGGCGATATGCAGAGCCAGAGGAATACAACCGGCTTGACCTTGTGTTCCATTTGGGCAGCTCCTACGTGTGTCTCAAGGACAAGACCAAAGGCGTAACGCCGGGCACAGACGATGCCACATGGATGATAATGGCTGAAAAAGGCGCTGCCGCATGGGGCGATATGACTCCGGAGGAAAAGACCGAGGCGGCATCCGAGCTGGGAAAGGAGCTGTTCGGCTTCGTCCCGGTCCTGCTGACAGAAAACGAGTTTGAAAACCTTGGCGACCGCATAGACCCGGACACCATGTATTACGTATTGGAGGAATAGCGTATGGGAATCGTGGTGAAAGAAAAAGAGGTGCTAGTCATCTACTACGGCTGGCGGGCGGTATCGGCCATCTACAAAGGGGCACGGCTTGTTTGGATGGCTGTAAGAAGCTGCTTCGGCAGCGGATATTGGGACGGGGACAAACCTTGGGACGGGGATGAGTATTGGGACGGTAACAAATAAAACAATGTGAATTATGGCAAAGATAAAACTGGATAAAGAGATTGAAAGCATAGAAGTGCCGTGGAGCACGTCTTCAGAAATGTATAAAGGTTCCCGTGTGGAAGAGTTCATCAAAAAGCAGTTCAAGAGCAAAGCCGGGTATCTGTCCCGGACAACGGACAAGGAAACAGACGGGAACTACCACCTTCGCGGCTTTGCCGACGAGGAACGTTATAATGAATGGAACAGCAACCCGGAAGCATTCGCAACGAACGTCCTGTTTGATATTGCCTTGCCAAGTGGCGACGGGTCGAGTTCGGCAACCAGCTATATCCTGAACCTTGTGAACGGTTCGGAGCGTACCATCATCACGACATCAAGAAAATTGAGTGTCAAGCTCCGTTTTACCTCGCAGGTATTCAACCCTGCCACGCAGCAGACCACCGATACGGGCGAAATGGGCGTACTGACGATACAGACCAAAGTGGAAGGCGCAAGCAACTGGAGCACCAAAGGGACGGTGAAGATTGAATCCTACCCGGCTGATTCATCCGACTGGGTGGAAGTCCCTATCGGCGATTACCTGACGCTCGGGCAGCAATCTGTCCGTATCATCTGCCGCGGTGAGACCACGGAACTGTCAACCACATACGTCAGTTACTCCATCACGGTGACAAGCCTTGCGCTTGACTTTGCCGCCACATGGGAAAATCCTTTTGACGGCGAGCGTATCCCATTGTCTTACTATGTCACCGGCAACATTGCCAAAGACCTTACGGTACGTGTCACCGGTAAGGACTACGACCGGACCTTTACCCGTGCCCTCGGTACGAACGTCTATACGGAAACACCCTATATTCTGGAGATTGACAGCCCCAAGAAGCATGGCGTCTATACCGTCACAGCTTACCTGAGCAGCGGTTCGTCAGTGCAGACCGATGATTTGGTTTCGCAAATCATGGTAGCCGAAGAAGGGGAAACGGGCATATTGATGGCGTTGAACGGCATACAGCGTGACCTGACCAACTGGAATACGGTGAAGTTTTTCGAGTGGGCGGTTTATAATCCATCAGCCGAAACAACGCCCGTGCAATTTCGCCTGATGGATGACAAGCTGCAAGAAGCCTATTTGACGCAGGACATTCCGGCGGCAGCCAACCGCACACGCTATGAACTGAGCGCGATGGTCGAAGTCGAAACGGAAGAAGGCGCAGGTGACACGCTGAACGGGCGCATGCTCTTTTATTCCGGCGATACGGAACTGCGGCAGCAGCTTCTCTTCACCATTGACAACAGCGAAAACTTTTCTCCCACCAAGGGGGCTGATTTCGTGCTGAACCCCAAACAGCGCACCAACACCGAGGAGAATCCGATGCGGATTGTCAACCAGGAAACTGGTGAGGAGGTCCCGTCCGTATGGAAAGGCTTCGAACTATTGACGGACGGATGGCAGACTGACAGTGCCGGAGCCAAATGCCTGCGCGTCCTTGCCGGATGCTCGCTGGATATTGACTACGAGAGCTATTCCGAAACCACCGGACAGACCCAGGAGAGTTCACTGACCATTGAGATTGACTACGCTTCCCGCAACGCGACCGACCTTGCAGAACCGATTATCCGCATGTGCTCCACCTACGCAAGCGACGGACTGCCCTTGGGCTTGGAAATCCGTCCGCAAGAGGCGTACTTCCTGACCACCGGGCACCGTACGCCCACCGACCAGGATGTGATGTTCCAGGAGGACACCCGCACCCATCTGGCTGTAAATATCATTTATAACCTCGGTGGGCATGGTATCAGTTACGTGCGTCTGTTCATCAACGGAATCATCAACCGTGAGTTCGTCTATACCGAAACAGACAAATTCATCCAGCGCGTGAATGGGGTGCTCACCTCGCACGGTATCCGCATCGGCTCGGAAACCTCTGATGTGGATATCTACGGTATCCGCATCTATAAGAAAGCCCTTTCAGCCACTGACATACGGCAGGATTATATGGCAAGTATGACGGAGGTAAGCGAAAAGATTGCGTTCCGCGACAAGAATGACGTATTGTATAATAACCTGATCAACTACGAGCGCGCTTCGCAGAAGTACAACACGATGCTCTGGACCGGCTCACTCCCTTATATCCTTGACCAGGCGAAGAAGAAAGGAGACCTGACGATTAATATTGTAGGCGACCCGTCCCACTCCGGTACGATTAAGGGAATGAGCGTGAAAGGACAGGGTTCGTCATCAAAGAAATATTTCCTGTGGAACCACCAGTACGGCTTTGGCGATTATAATTGGATTGACGGAAACGGAACCGACCGTGGAGCGGCTTACCAATTGACGGATGATGTGCCGCCTGCCACCAAGCTGGTGGCGAAACTGAACTGGGCTTCCTCCCAGCAGAGTCACAAGGCAGGGTCGTGCGACCTGTACCACGAATTGTGGAAAGAAGTGGTTGGCGGTAATTCCATCACGGAAACGGGTGGTTATGAAAAATGCCGTGTATGCGTCAAGCAACTTCCGTTCATGATGTTTGTCCGCGAAAACGAATCGGCTGAACCTGTATTCTACGGCTTGGTAAC